GGCCCATATGGATTGAATCTATCTACGGTTGACCTTGTAAAAGACTTAGCGCGGCAAGCTGGATGGAACGGACAGAAGACCGGAGAGGAGCGCGCGAAGTTGGCGGCCTTTAAGGACTGCCTAACTCAATGGTGGGACAGCCCATTTCGAGATGTTACTACAAAAGCAGAGCTATTTGAGTTTGACCTATTAGCAAGAGACGCGCCCCTGCCGGCTTTGGTCTTTATTCATTGCCGAGAACCGCAAGAAATTCGGCGCTTTGTATATGAACGCAATGCCAGAACAATTTTGGTACGACGGCAAGCTGTTGAATCAGAAATGACCACCAACGCAGCAGACGCTGGTGTTTTTGACTATCCCAATTATGACTTGACTATCCATAATGATGGGACGCTGGAGGATTTACAGGCACAGGCAGAAGCATTTTGTACAAAATTGGGTTATAAACGTTGTAAATTCTTACATAATTGAGGCTCTTTGGGGCCTCAATTTTTGATTTTTTACAAAAATTGTGATATAATATATACAGAAAAATAAAAAGGAGCAAATACTATGTTTGGCTGTATCAATGGTTACAATTTTGGCGAAATGGAAGCCATGAAATACTACGCAATGCCGTCCACTTGGGATGAGGCTAAAAAACGCGAAAATGTACAAAGCAAAATTTTTTCTGGTGACTGGATGGCAACAGAAAAAATGGATGGATTCTTTGGAAAATTTGTCAAAGACGATGCTGGCAATATGATGCTGTATAGCAGGAATCGTGGGGTAAATGGTCAGTTTGCTGATAAATTGGATTGGGTGCCGCAGTTGCGTCCGTTCTTCAATTCTTTGCCAGCGGGCACTTGCCTGCTGGGAGAGCTATATTTGCCATCATCTCCGGGGTCTAAAAATGTCCAAACAATTTTGGGATGCTTGCAGGAAAAGGCGATTGCGCGGCAGGAGAAGGGTGAGAAGATTTGTTTCTATGTTTTTGATTGTCTTGCAATGGACGGCTGCAATTTAATGGACAAGGGATACGAGGAGCGGGTGGCCGCGCTAGTATCTTTCTTCAACACAATTCAGCCGTCAAAATATGTACGATGTGGTAAATGGTTTTCTGGCGCGGAATTGTGGGAAGAACTTGGGCGTGTGCTGGATGCTGGTGGTGAGGGAATGGTAATTATGAAGAAAACTGGTAAGTATGAGCCATCTAAACGTCCATCCTCTACTACATTGAAAATAAAAAAGGAAATTAAACAAACAATTGATTGCTTTTTCACCGGAGCAGTCTTGCCGCCGACCCGCGAGTATACGGGTAAAGATATTGAGCATTGGAAATACTGGATGGACGGCCGTTCTGGACAAAAATTAACTGGAGAATTATACCCTGAAATGAAGGCCGGACGCAATCTAATTCCTATTACAAAAGGATACTTCCATGACTGGGCTGGTTCGCTACAAATTGGTGTGTTGCGGAAGGCTCCCGGTGGAAAAACTACTATCATGGGAGTTGAATATCCGGGTTATCATGTCGAATCTATTGGATGGCTGAGCGGGCTGCCTGATGAAATTAAAGCCAACCCACAGCAATATGCCTTTAAGCCTTTGGAAGTTAGCGCGATGGAAATTTATACTGATGGGGCCTCTATTACTTTGCGTCATGGAAAAATGGTGCAATGGCGCCCAGACCTTAATTTGAAAGATTGCTTGTGGCAAAAAATATAAATAAATGAGAGGAGAAAATAATGACAGTTTTTCTAAGCCAGCAATTCGATGGTCAAGCCATCCGAGGAGCTCGTGACCGATGGCAAGATGATGTATGGGTGGTATTGCGCTATATTGGCGAATACTATCGAACCAACACAAATTTGGAGGCGATTATTGTATCGCCGGAGTTACGTGACGCCTTCGTAGATGCATATGTGGATTGTTATATGACTACGATGTATATGTTCCCGTATTTGTCTAAAATTCAATTTTACGAGTGGCGCGACGGTAAGAAGGAATGGTTCCCTAATCCGATTGCGTGGTTTGAGCGGAAATGTTGGGACCCGCGAGAATAAGGCATTAAAAACAAAGGCGTAGGTTGTATGACCTACGCTTTTATTTTTTGTTTAAGGAGAATAGGATGTCTTTTGACAGTAGAAGAGAGATGAGTTGCCGTAGAAGTAGTAGATAGGGAAGGCGGAAACTGTTATGCAGGTAAATCCTCATTAAGAGTTGCAAAGGCATTTGCACCATCAGTACACAATGCGCTGATACCAACATAGGCTATAGTAGCTTCTGCATTATCAGTATATGTATAAGTAGCAATATTATTATTACTAACAGACATATTACCAACAGTCTGTCCTGAATTAGCAGTAGTACCACTTTGACCTGTGCGCAAACTGTTATTACCAAATAGATAGTTTTGTGCAGAATCAAAGAATATAAATACAGAAGTACTACTAAAATTAAATCCTTTAAGTCTTACTGTGTCTCCCTTTGTTATAGGAATTAAACCTGTAGCACAGAATCCATTTTCTGACACTTTTTTATCTGGATTACCAGATGATAAGGAATATCTTGTGTTATTGAAATATCCATATTCATCCAAGATATTAGTTGCAGGAGCAGATGCCACAGCAGTAGCTGTTATAGTTATATTGCCGGTTACATTGGGAATTGCAATTTTCCCATTTGAATAATAATTTGACATATCAATGCCTCCCATTGTGATTGTTATAGTAGCTCCATCCATAGTAAATCCTGCATCAGCTATTATTTCTGCCACATATGATTGTCCTGCTATGACAGTATTTTTTCCGTTAAGATGGCAATTTGTAAGATTTTTTTGTATTGAATAGTTTAAGGTAGTTTTAGTACCTGTGAAATACAGGTCTGTTACATCAATATCATTAAGTTTTATCTGTACATCAGATATGACATAGCCATTTTCCACAGTTAAATCAGCCGTGTAGTCTTGATATTTCGCCACACTTGTATCTGTATTACTATTGACAACATCAGTAAGATTATTTGTAATAGTATAAGTAGGAAGATTAAGTGTGATTTGTGTAGGTGTACCATCAATACAAGCATTTCTGTAGGCATTTATCTCTTCTGCAGTAAATCCAAGAGATACAGCAAATGAGATTGCATGATTGGTAAATGTATCTGCAAGCCCACCAACCAAAGGAACATTCTTGATTTGTTCTATGTAGTATTTATACATATCAGCATTTCTTCTTCTTGGATTGGTAGGCTGTACTATATAAAAATTAGTCAGCTCATAGTCTTTGTCTATATCACTTTGAGATACACCAAGTAATGCCTCAAGCATAACTGCAATTGTACCTGTTCTGTCAGCACCTATGCCGCAGTGGAAATATACAGGATTGGAATGTGAGACAGAATCAAATACTACTTGCAGATAAAATTTCCATAGCGATGTAGGTGAAAGTGAATAATTTACATAACTATTTTCTTCAGGGTTTGCATAAAAATCTATGCCCCAAGCTGAATATGTATGTCTTGCTTCACTTTTGGGTAATAGCTGTAATTCTGTCCTGATGCCTACTTGACCCACCATAAGGTCTTTATCGACCTCATTAGGTTCTCCGCCTCTGACAAGCATACCATATTTTACTTTGCCACCATCACAAGCCCAACCACCAAGGTCTCTTGTATTAACACCAAGTGGATAAGGACTTGTCATAGCTACAGTTGTATTTAACCATCTCAACTGGTCAAGAGGTTTTAATGTGCCTGCTGCATTAGTGGATGCAAATGGAGTTGCTATATTTGGTACTTGATTGTAATATGTAACGCCATCAACAGTTTTACCAATAGGTTTAGTATTACTTTCCAATGCAGTTGCAGGTGCATAATTTTCAATTTGAGATGTGCTGTAATCATTTGGGTCGTAGGTTACATTATTGACAAAATTTCTCGGTGCTTCAGGGCACTGATGCCATGTGACGCTCTCTTTGCCAGATCAACTGCTGATTGCTCCAGCCATCTCGCCCACAGTGTATGTATCGGTTTTTCCGTTTTTGCTTCTTATAGCATCGGCAATGGCTTTTATGTTTGTATCGTTATATAATTTATTTGCCATTAATATCTCACCCCATTTCCATTTGGTATAGAAGCCAAAACATTATTAACGACCGACTCTATGTCTGCATTTGTACGGTAAGCGTCGGAGGCATATAGCTGCTGTAGGAATCCCTTTATCATAGGAGCAAGATATTTTTCCTGATAATCTTTATTAGGATGTGTTCCATCGGCATTAGTATATCCAGCAGGCACCAACGTCCATTTATTCTTAAACTCATCAACAAAAGGACAGAAGCCACTTTCCTCAGTCAGATTCAAAACTGGGAGGCAGTAATTCTTAGCCACAGCCTTGATATAATCCGCATACTCCGTTTGATAATGCCCGGTAGCTTGACTACCACCAGCAGTGTTTTTATATATATTGTAAGTACGTAACGGAGATATTACAACAATTCGTGCTTGTGTAAAGTTTTTAATGAGATAGTCGAAGAAATAATCTACAGCAGGTTTGAAGTAAGTATCTTTATCGGTTTGACCTGTTTCGCCGCCCAGAGGAATATTTTGGATATAGTCATTGATGCCACCGAAAACAATTACGAGATTATAGGAATCTTTGTCGGTAACTGCTGTAATCCTATCGATGAAATCGTTTTGAGCATTAGCATCCTCACCTGTATATCTCGCTACAAATCCTGTCGCGTGTTGACTATTGTTAACTACAGTGGAGGGTAAGAATCCTTCATCGCGTAATACTGTAACCCATTTTGTATAATTGCCATATGCATCAGACGAAATAGAGTCCCCAATAATCAATACTTTCTTATCAACCAAAGGTGATTCAGGACGAGACATTGCCGCAATGACAGTTTTATCAGAATCACTTATAGCATAGTTTGCATATTTAACTCCTGTATTTACCCATCTTGAACCAGTAGAGTAAGTAATTTCTTCATCTACTGTAACAATCACGTCCTTAATATCTGCCTCGGTAATGGCATCCTCCGTCCCATTTACAAAGGTGGATATAGAAAATTGCTTATAATTTACGTCACAATTCGCTACAGGGTCATTAGTAGACCAGCCCGCATAAATAACAACGTCTCCATTAGCTTCAACGCTGTACTTGACCCTTTTAATTGTGGGATGCCATTGTTCAGCGCCGCTTGCATTATAATAGGTAATGGATTCATTAGAGTCTACCCAAGATAGCATCTTTGTGCCTCTAATGCGAATTTTGGTAGGATTGTTCACATCAGTACGGCAGTTAACAGGCATAAGTCCCGTAGATAGCAGACCATTGCGGGGTGTTAGAGTGGCGCCGTTATCCCCTCTTCTTAGTTGATTCAATGCGGCTTTACTGGGGTCAAACAGGTTGGTAAAATTAGGGGTGGCGCTAGTGCCGGTTACTTTTGCATAGAGATAACCGTCAGGAAGCACATAGACTTTAGAGGCGTCCCCATTGGCTTCTAACCATTCTGTGCTTGCCGCATAGGTGGGTGCACCAGAGGCAGGGGGCGCAAGCCACTCCTGTAAGCTCAACGTACCTCCTTGTTCTAAATAGAGACTGTACGCGTCCTTGCCTATTTCACCAGCTGGTCCTTGGAGTCCTTGCGGTCCGGCCGGTCCTTGCGGTCCGGCAGAAAGCGTTACTGATTGCGCCTCGCTGCCATCATACTGCACCACTGTATCTCCATTAGTAATCATTAATGCAAACGGAGACGCTAACCTGCTATTTCCAGTCGCAAGTCGAGTATCTTCTGCCACTACTCCGTTGGCAGATATGGCTACCGTAAAAGTTTGTGCTGGAAACTCATAACCTCCACTCATCAACCGCCCACTACCTGAAAATGTCCATGTATTGATACTCGGCATGGGAACAAATAATGGTAGCGCGGCAGTGTATTGACCTATAGAACATCTACAATATAACTGATTTCCTGCGTTATAAGCAGTAGCAATTTCGGATAAATTAGTGGTACAAGTATAATTAGGATAGTCGCCGCTTAACTCAACCCAAAAAACTTTTGGTTCCAGAGCTTTTGCTATCGCCTCGTCTACTTGCGCACCGCTATAGTTACTTCTATATTCAGACATTGCCATCCTCCTTTATTAATAAATATTGACCATCACTGGACATTAAAGCATATCCATCCAAAGATTTTGCCGCATTTACAGGAGTATCTGCATCTACTTCTACCACACGGAATATATCCCCATCTTTGGTGATAAACGTACCAGTAGTAGTAATAAAATTACTATAACTCTCGTTATTAAAAATAATTTCTACCAATTTCTTGGTATACATTCTTGTAGGTTGCGCCATGCCGTCTAAGCGCCAAACCTCTGACCGGGTTAAAATTTGTACCAACTCTTTAGTATAAATTGGAATGTTAGTAGCATTACTTGGTAAAGCGGTACCTATAGCCGTAATAATAACATTGCCAACGGCATTATATAATACTAATTGCCCAGTAGTTTTATTCCACGTAGATGAAGCATTGTAAGATGTAATGGTAGCTGGTAAAGCATAGCCATCATTTGCTACCAAGGTCAAAACCACAGACTGCTTACGGCCAATAGTTGCTGGCTGCGTCGTACTACTACAATGTGTTAAATGGTATGTAATTGTGTAATTGTCCGTCACTACTTCTATGGCGGTAATAGTGATACTGACATTGCTGGTAGGATTAGACAGCACTAAAGTTCCAGTAGAAGCATTCCATGTATACTGCGCGCCTACTACAGAGACATCGGACGGTAAAATATAGTCCTCATGCGCCGTAGCAATTAAGGTTGCAGTCGAGCCTTCTTTAATCGTAGTCGCGCCAGTTACCGTACAATTATGCGCATTAATACTAATGGAATATGTAGTTGGAATTTTAATGGCACTTGCGCTAATTGTTACCGGCCCAGTAGGATTAGATAGGGTAATAACACCCGAATTAGCATCCCATGTATAAGTAGCGTTAGTAACTGAAATAGTGGCTGGGAGAGTATAGTCAGTGAACGGTGATAGAGTAATTGTGGCTGTACTATTTTCTATAATGGTAGTATCGCCACTGAAAGTACATCCCGACGCCTCAACCGTGATGTTGTACACGGACGGGAGCTTTGCCGCCGTTACCGTTACCTGGACTGCCTCGGTAGGAGACGATAACACAAGTGTCCCGGTTGCTTTATCCCATGTATGTGATGCACCAGTCACGGCCACAGATTCTGGTAGAGTATACCCGTCCGTTGCTGTTACCTTTAAAGTAGCAGTTTTACCTTCCGTGATTGTTGATGCTCCTGATACCGTACATCCAGTCGCCATAACCGTAATACTATATACAGCAGGCTCAGGGTCAGGGTCTGTTGCCTCTGTAGCGAAAGTATAGGTTCCGTCTGTTTTTTTATCCCAATAGTAATGAATATCTGGTAAAATTGCTCGGTCCGACCGCCCCTTAATAGTAATCCGCTTTGCTGTGACTTCGACGATGGCGTCCTGCCCATTCCAGCCCAAAGATGGTAAATTTATCATTGCTGCGCCAGTATTATTATAGCGCATCGCTTTAATATGTGGATAAGTTGGGGGGTTGCCCGCCCCATCATAATTTACTCCATCATCATACCCACCATATTGATATTCCCAACGAGTATGAGCGTGTCCAGAAAAATATAAAACATTGGGATAACTTGCGACAGCCTGTAAAAACGCATAAGTATTTTGTCGGTTGGCCTCTTCAACCGCCGCATTTTGCGTATAATATGGCATAATATAACCACGAGTAGAAGCCTGTAGGGGTTTTGCTGTACTATTTCCAACAATACCAATACGCGCGCCGAAAGGGTCTGTACTATTTAATTTGAAACCATTTCCCAAGTTCCCTGTCGGATTGCTAATATTCTCACAAGGATAATGTGTAAATAAAATGACTCGCTTACCGGCAGCTTGATATTCATCAAGTAATTCTAATGTGCGAGAACACGTTTCAGGTGTAAAAACAGGAAAAGCCTTTGGCACAAGTGTGGCGTTGGCACTAAAACCGCCGGCCTTGCTCAAGGATAAGTAAAAATAGACTGTGCCACAAACCTCCTTAATATTTATCCATCCATCTCCACCAACCGTAGCTTTCCATTCATCCTCTGTAATATTAGCTGTCCCGTTGCCACCTTCGTGGTTGCCAGTACAAGTACCATTTTTATCAGAATTTTTGAATAATTGATATACGACGTCCGCCGCGGTTAAATTATAGTTTGGGGTTAAATCTCCAGCGCAACATACCATACCAGCTGTATATTCTGCCTGCACTTTTTGAAAGTTTAAGGTAGGAGTCTGATTAGCAATAGTACGGTTATGAATATCAGAACAAGCAAAGAAAACTGTATAGACATCTGCCTGTTTTACAGGAGTGGCTGTAACAACATAAGAGCCATCATTGTCTACAGGGATGGTTACTTTCAACCGTCCATGTGTCAACGTGCCAGTAGCTCCGGCGATTGCGCTACCATTTTTTGTAACAGTAAAAGCACTAGCAGAGTCAAAAGAATAACCCTCGTCAGAGGACAAATAGCAAACTAAATACCCAGAGGAGGGAACAGTGGGCGGCGACGAAGCGCCTATAGCGCCGCCATAAGCCGCCCAGTGCTGTTTATTATATGTGATACTAAAAGCCATAATATCACCTTACCTCTGGACAATAGTCGCATAGCATTTTTTCAGGGAGTCGTCTACATTTGCGGTATACGCCATACCAGTAACACAAAGAGCAAATGCGACGGCATCAGTAACTGAACCAATAAGAGTAAGACCACTTGGCGTAGATGCCAAATTATCGCAATTTACGGAAATTTCTCCATTTGTCATATTCGCCGACTTCCATAAGCCAATACTGATATAGTTGGTGCCATTCCACTTGAAGAAAACTACTCTTGTCTTTTTTGAAGGAAGAGTCATATTAAATTTGTAAGTTCTACCACTTTTAATTGGCATTAAATTAGTGGCGGACCCTGTCCATGAAGAAATATGATTATTACCCTGCTGATTTATAGGTGCATAGATAGTTTCCTTCGTTACGCTATTGTCAGGGGAGGACCACATCCCAGCACATCCCCATATCCAAATAAATGGGACGGAGGATATTGTCACACTGCCAGTTGGTGTAATGTCAACACTATTTGTACTAATTCCCGCTTTGTCTGTATATACACCATTATTGTTTACAGAAATTGGAGCATGAGTCACAAAAGTATATGTTTGGTCAATCTTGTCATGTGCAGTGAGAATATACTCATTTGGCATCTTTTCCGCCAACCAGTTCAAACTTGGTGTCAAAGTAATACTTGAAGTATTGCCAGCTGACAATTCAACGGGAGTTTTACTGGTGTCACTTAAATTATATAGGGGAATATTCTCATTTCCTCTCGTCATATAAACATTGTACACAACAGGATATTTGGTGGTCACTGCGGCTTGCACAGTCACTTCAAAAGTTACTGCCGCCAACCCAGCATATGCTCCCTTACCAGTAACCGTCACCGTATTAGTCTGACCAGCCGTCAATGTACCAGATAAAGTATAATCTGTATTCTCAACTAAGGCGTCGGATTCAGAGTTATCAGAATAAACAGCTCGAACCACCTCGTTTAATTGTGCCAAAGTTGTACCAGCTGCAACCGCTGTGCTATTGTCATAAGTAACTTTCAAATGACTTAAAGTAATAGCCGCCTCCACTGTTACCGAGAAGGTGGTTGTAAAGCCTGCATACGTCCCTTTACCAGTTACTGTAATTGTATTTGTTTGTCCCGCTGTCAGCGTTCCGGACAGCGTGTAGTCCGTCCCCTTAGTCAGTGCCGCCGACGTGCTGCCGTCGGAGTATGTCGCCTTGACCACTTCGGTCAGCTGGGCAAGCGTCGTTCCAGCCGCGACTGCTCCGCCGGTATAGGTAGCGCTCAACCCGGTCAGCGTAGGAGCTGCAACTTCCATAGTAACAGAAACTGCTGCACTTTTCCCGCTGTAAATAATTGTCATGGTCGCGGTGCTACCGGCAGATGGCATAGTGCCGCTGACGGTTACCTCGCTAATTTTGGATGTTAAATCACGAGTTTCGGTTTGTCCGTCTGATGACTGATAAGTACCCGTCATACTAGTTAAATATGTTTTGATATTATCAGCTGTCGTTCCAGCCGGAACAGTAATGGACGTAGGTAAAACCTCTAATGCTGTTAATGTCCATGTGATAACTGGAGCATCACTGCCACTCCGTAAACTGGCAATTAATGCATCCGCAACAGCTTGGGTACTTGTATCGGTGTAGACCAAAGCATTAAAAATTTGTTCTAATTTAGAAATTTGGTCCACTGTCCACCCTGAAGGTGTATATGATGTAATAAATTGGCACCATATATATGATGCTGGGTCATTAGGGGCAGTTGCGTCATTCAAAAAACCAATATACGCTTGACCTTCTGACCAAGTCGTGGTCATGTTTGCGCCATCAGCACTCGCAGAAAAGCGAATCTCGCCGGCCGTATCTCCAGTATAAAAGTCCAGCGCACCGACCACAGTTCGGCCATCGCCAACCTTAAATCTGCGCAAATCGGTATAAAGAATAATTTCGCCCTCTAAGGGAATAAAACCGGGTTTATTATTCCACTCAGCTGATGTGCCGTGGTTAGACCGTACCCGGTAGTTATTTAATTCTATCTGCATTGTTCCCTCCTATAAGCATTCAAACATAATAATAGTCTTTACACCAAGACCATCATCTATATAATAAGTAAGAAAAAGGAAGACTCCGTACGCGATTTTACGGCCAGTTAATCTTCCCAATTTTCTATCTGTCGTCGTGCCTTTTTATAGCTATTATTAGGCATTTCGGTCCAAACTAACAAATCTTTTGCGCGGGTAGCGGCAACATAGTCGATACATTTTTCTTCAGTATTATAAAACCGAGCGCCAATAACTACAACATTTTTTGCTTCCAAGCCCTTACTGGCATGAATTGTAAGCAATTTAACACTATCTTCTTCCATCTTTTCAGCTAACTCATCGCCATTAAGGTCAGACCGCTTAAATGTCGCATAAGGGACACCAAATTGCCGCAATGATTCGGCAAAATCTTCCAATTGTTGATTGGTACGAGTCAGCACAAACCAATCCTTATAATGACCGCGACGCTTAATAGTCTTAGCAATAGCAGCCGCGCTATAAGCCACAATAATAACTTGCCCACCCTGCCGCATTGGAACAGAGCGGTCATAATACGAAACGCCAGCCGCCTCAATAATAGATTGAGCATATTGTAAAATTTCGGAAGCATTGCGATAATTTTCATTTAGAGAGCAAATAGTCGCATCCAATTTCTCGGCATACTCATCCAATAGCTCTGGCTCACTGCCACGCCACCTATAAATTGACTGCCGTTTATCAAAGACCAAAAAATAGCGTTGCGCACGAATCATATCAAAAATAAAATTGAATTGGTCTTTGTTGCAATCTTGCGCCTCGTCGCATAAAATACAATACACTGGCCGGATACACTCTGGATGCTTTTGAATTAATAGAAACAGTTTATCAAATTGTTCTTCTTCACAATAGTTACTGGCTTCTGTAATACCCTTGGATAACAAAAGAGAAAGGCAATAAGAATGAATCGTCCCAATGAACACATCATCCGCCCACGTTACATAAGTACGTTTGCGCATTTCCTCGGCTGCCGCTCTGGTAAAAGTAAAAAGTACCACAGTACCTTTCTTTCGCGCAATTTCATCTCTGGCGCGCGCCGTCAAGACGGCAGTTTTGCCTGCCGCCGCTGATGCTTCTACAAAAAGCACATCTTCATCATGCGCCAAAATTTCTTTTTGGAGATTACTTAATTCCATATTAACCGCCGTCCCTCATATTTAATCCAACTTTTTTTGAATCATAAAAATTAATATAATACTTTTCTCGTTCACTTAATTTATCTCTATCCACCTTTTCAATCAGTTCAAAAGTGAAACCATCTACTCCATCCTTGCGCATTACATCATGTAGCATACCGCCGCTAATTTGAGTGCCACCAGCATTGAGCGCCGTTTTTAAGTGTTGAATCCAACGTTTGCTGATATCAACAGATTGTCCAATATACACCTCACCAGTTTTCAGTCGCGTAATTTTATAGATGCCACAAGGTGTTTCGCCGGACAGGACACGTTTTACCATCTCTGCCGCCGGCTTTTTAATATAAGTCTCATAAACCAGCTTATCAAGACTATCATCCAAATGTAACTGTGGGCGAATGGTTTCCAACAACTCCAAATCATGCTTAGCCTCATCTGATAAACGTATCCGATAAAAATCTTGGTTTTCTTCAATCTGCCGCTGACGCATGATTTCTTGGTTAATAGCATCTCGTTTGGCTCGGTATTCTTCCAATGTCGAATGTAAATCAGCCAGTTCTTGCTGGATGGCTTCTACTTCCTGCGCGGCCGACCGTTCAATCTGCTCAATTTCAGTTTGATGTGTCGCCCGTATAGTAGATGTAAAATTTTGCCAATCGGCAGCATATTGTGCATTATGACGTGCAGCAATTTTTTCTACTATTTGTTTTTGAGTAGTAGTGGCGTCAGCTTCAAATTGAGTCAACGCGGCCGTAGCACGGTCATAGTCAGAGCGGGCTTTAGCTACCGCTTTTTGTGATTCAGACAACTGCGCGCGAACCTGATTATATTCATCAGTAATACGTTTTAATTCTGCTTTTTTTGCGGTAAGGTCATCGGCAATATGCTCTTGAGATGGCCCGTGCTTTTTGCCCTTCTTCTTTTTGGGCATGAGTCTAATACATAGCCCGCACAGTACCGCCGCAATTCCAATAAAAATAAAAATTTCCATAAGTCAACTTTCACCTCTCTTACAATTATTATACTACAAATTTGATTCTTTTACAAATTTTACATCAATAAAAAATTACACGCTCTGACTTCTCAAAGCGTGTAGTGTTTCAACTTATATTTTCGTGGTGTTCGGAATCATCTGGAACAACCGCCCAGTTCTCCATACGTTCATATTTCTGGGTAATATAATGATTACCACCTAAGCTGGTATAATTAGCATACAAATCCTCTAACAGTTCCTTATCCGATTCAGTAATAGTGCGCGTCTCTTTACCAGCACGATAAATACATAGGATATGATGCCGTAGAATATTAACTTGAGAATCTTGAATGGTTTGAATCACATGACTCTGTTCCACATTAATCCGCTGAATTTCAGCCAGTTGTGGAGCCATAGCCGATTGTAGCGACACAACCAGTTCTTCTTTCCGACGTGCTTCCTCGGCTTTGTGCTTCTCACGCGCCCGCTTGGTCCAGAATGAAATCGGCTTACCGAAAAATGAACAAATAATCATAACAGCACTACATAGTCCGGCGATAATAGTGATAACGGAGATTATGTTATTTAGCATAATAGCCCTCCTGCTTAAATTTTCCTAAAATTAAGTAGCCGTTTGCTACGCACCATCGACAAATTTGTATCCACATCAAATTTTTGCGTGGCCATTTATATATTTTGTATAAACTTCATCATTGTGCCATCTTGACCGGGCGCGAAATTTGTCAGCCAGCAATCCCTCCATGGTATTCAAATGGTCTAATTCCCAAAATGGTATTTCATAAATTTCAATATCGTTGGCTAAGCAATAACTAATTTTCCTGCGGTCGCGCTCTCGTGCAGCCAACCATTCTTTTTGGGTATTGAAGAAGCGGCGCGTAAATTTGTAATGTTGCTCTCCATTAAACTCAATAACTACTTTGCGACCGCACCATAGCAAATAAAAATCAAACCGATAGTGTCCTCCGCGCAAATCACAAAATGTTTTCTCGCACTGAAATTTAATATTGTTTTGTGTTAAAATTTGACATATACGGACTTCTCCTAAACTCTGTTTCAAAATTTGACCTCCTGCCGCGAAAAATTGTAATCAAGACTCCTAAAATCTACTTATCATTGTAAACAAGGGCAAAGGAGGTGTCATATTGTCATGATAAGAGGTGCCTCTCATTTACACAAATTCTACATTTCTTTGGATATTGAGACTCTACAGGGTATCGAAGCGACCTACTCTCAAAATGGTCAAAATATCCTTATCAAAACCGAAGCAGATATGGATTATAATTCTGTGGACGAGTGTATCACCATTAATCTATCACAGGACGATACCTTAAAATTTGCTCCTGTAGGTATCCCTGCGACCGTGAAAGAGTCACTTGTCACAATCCAATTTAAGTTTTTGGACGTTAATGGCAACGTCTATGTCAGTCAGCCAATACGGGAACGCTTATATGATGTATTACATGATGAGGTGATGGTATGATTCGACTAAACAAAGTCCGACCATACGTCGCCTGTCAAGAAACGTCACATATGCTCCAACTGTATGACTATGAGGAAACTTTCTTCCTCAAAATAAAGTCACAAAATCCATTCCAGCCTACAGAAAAAGAAGTCATTTATGATGGCGGCGGAGTCGGCGGCAATGACAAAGATGACCAAATTTTCGACGGGCAAGGTGTTATTACAACTCCAGCACCCGGCCCCTCGCAAATCAATTATATTATCTATGATGGAGGAGGAGTAACGTTAGACCCAGAAATGGAGGTGACGCTCGATGGCGCAACAAATAATTAAGACTCGTTTCAAAATCCGGCGCGGCACCAGCGAGGAATGGCAACAAGTGAATCCTATTCTATTAGCAGGTGAGCCGGGATACGCAACTGACCTCAATATCTTCAAAATTGGAGATGGAGTGACACCATGGAAAAAACTACCAGCAGTCGCTGGAGACACTGTGGAGTTAAATATGACACTAATAAATGGAGGAGATGCATATGGCACAGAAAACCATAATTTCTAACATCCAATTGCGCAATGATACCGCTGAAAACTGGACTGCGGCAAACCCTGTTTTGTTAAAAGGAGAATGCGGCGTTGAGTATGATACGCATAAATTTAAGTTTGGCGATGGCGCAACTGCTTGGAAAGAACTCGCATATGCTGGAGCGGACGAAACGCAAATTAATGCTTTGATTGCCGCGGCAGAAGATAATTGTACAGTCATTACACCTAACGAAGGAGAGACGGACGAACAAACCTTAGCGAGAGTGATTACTGCCCCGGCCAAAGGTGACATTGGTATCGTTAAACGTGTAATTACTGGTGATAAATTTTCTTATACCGGTTACGTATATGACGAGACATGGAAAGCATTGGATGGCAATTACAGCGCTGATAACGTTTACTTCGATGAAGATATTACCTATACCGTAGCTATTGGTACTTTGGCCAAACCGTCTGGGTCCGCTAAATTTGCGGCAAAGGGCAAGAATGTAAAGCAGGTACTCTCGTCAATTATGGCACAGGAAGCCAATCCGTCTAAGGTTCTGCCGGCTGTCAGCTTTAGTTCGACTGGCGGGTTTGGTACTTTTGAAATTGGTACAAAGAAGAATTTAACATATACTGCCACGTTAAGCGCTGGCTCCTATACGTATGGACCTGCTACCGGCATTACGGCTGGGACTTGGACCGTTTCCTGTACCGGAGTTACTGGAACTAAGTCTACTGCTACTGGCACATTTGAAAGTGTGGTAGCAGAAGCGACAGCCAAGAAGATTACAGCCACCGCGAACTATAATACTGGTACAGTACCTGTGACCAATTTAGGCAATCCTTATCCTGCCGCGCAAATTCTAGCTGGCTCTGCTTCCAAAGACACGTCTTCTTTAGTTGGTGTACGCTATATGTTCTATGGACCGATGACTACTGACGCGGCGCTCACTTCTGCTACTATTCGAGCGCTATCTAAAAAAGAAGCCGCTGCGAAGAAGACTTTGGGTACCTTTGGCGCAGGGTCTGGCGCGAAAAAGGTCGTTGTTGCTGTTCCGGCCGGATATAAAGTGACAAAGGTGCTCATGCCCAGTGCAATGAATGCTGATGCCACCGCCAGTTTTGTTAAACAGAGTACACAAGTACAAGTTGAAGGCGCCGAAGGTTACGCTGCTACCGCTTATGATGTATGGGTGTATCAGCCGGCCGCCATCGACAGCACCGAAACCTATGCCATTACTATCGGTTAATAAATAAGGAGGAATAAATATAATATGGCTACAATTTTGAATAATGCCGCATACATGGCTCTCCCTATGAATATCAAGCGCGGCAACCCAATTCCTCTGGATACAACCGCTGTTTGGTATTCTAAAACTGATTTAGAGACTTATGCCGCAAGTGGCGCCACCTCTTATGTCGGTCAAGTTTTAACTTTGGTTGAAGACGGCAAGTGTGAGGCCTACTTAATTAGTAATACCGCCGGCACGCTAATTAAACTCGCTTCTACCACCGCTTCCGGCGACCTTGCGAGTGATGTCGCTACTTTACAGAGCCAGGTTAATGACTTAGTGGCTAAAGTTGGTACAGCGAAGGTTGGCGAGACTGCGGCGACTGGCCTGTACAAACTAATTGACGATGTAGCGGCGATAGCCAATGGCAAAGTTGCTTCAATTACTGCCGCCGATGCTACTATTGCTATTGGTGGTACTACCACTGCGCCAACTGTAAAAGTCCAACTTTCTCCGGATGAGGACAACGCCGCCAAAGCTACCGCAAATGGTTTGAAAGTTACTCTTCCAACTATTACTCACCCCGAATACTCCATCGCCCAATTAAAGACGCCCAACGATGGGATGTCTGCTTCTTATAGCTTGACCAAAGATGGTGTTAATGTTGGGGCCATTATCAATATTCCCAAAGACATGGTGGTCAAGTCTGGTAGCGTTGTGGTTAATCCGCAAGGACAATCTGCCGGTACTTATATTGAGTTAGTATTGGCAAATGCCGCCGAGGACAAATTATACGTCAAAGTTGATGACTTAATTGAGTACGTTACCAGTGGCTCCCAGACTGGCGATATGATTGTTGTCAGTATTGATGCCGACCACAAAGTCACTGCTTCTATTACCGATGGTACCATCACTGAGGCTAAACTTGCGCCTGCCGCACGGGCACGCATGGCTGGTGTTACGAATGTTGCTACTGGTACTACAAATGGCACCATTAATATTACATTCCAAACCTTCGACACAGAAACAAAAACATGGACCACAACCACTTCTGCTGTTTCTATCTTTGGGCTTCAAGATGCTGCGTATGCTACTGTTGAGTCTCTAAATGCTGCTGCACAGGATAAAGTCGATGCCGCCAAGACTGCGCTAATTGGCGCCGCTGCTGACACTTCCGATAAGGACACCATCAACGGCGCTAAGGCATGGGGTACAACTAAAGCGGATGATGCTCTATCTGCAGCAAAAGAATATACCAATACTGAAATTGGTAAATTGGATTATACCGACAAGCCCGCAGCCCATCAATTTGTGACTGAGGTTTCGGAAACTGACGGTAAGATTGCTGTTCAGCGCGCGGCGTTGGTCGCCGAGGATATTCCTACAGTAGGTATCTCCAAAGTAGACGGATTGCAGGATGCTTTGGATAGTAAGCAAGGCACTGTCACCTTTAATACCGAATACAATGCGGCTACTAATAAAGCGGCCACTATGTCCGATGTCAATGCCGCTTCTGCTGCACTTGTTGGCACTGTTGGTGATACCAAAGAGAGCAGTACCATTCGGGGTGCCAAACTCTACGCCAGCGATGCAGCGCAGGCTGCCAAAGATTATGCTGACAGTTTGGTTACTGGTGATACAGGCGTAAGTGCGCGCATCACTGCCTTGGAAGGCAAGGTTGATGTTGACAAAGTTAGCACCGCGATTGCGGCGGCAAAAACTGCCGTCTTGGGCGAAACAGACTACGCACACACTGTTAAAGATGCCTATGACCTCGCTAACGGTAAAACTACGCTGGCTGCCGTAAAAGAGTACACGGACGGTAAGTTCCAAACTATTACTGACGCAACGACTCAACACGAAGCAATTGCGGCTACCGTTACTACGGCGCAGAATACCGCAAACGAAGCAAAGTCTGGCGTTACTGCTATCAATGCCAAAATCGGTACTGTCCCATCCGGTAAAACCGTTGTTGGCATGATTGCTGAAGCTACCTATGATGATACCACATTAAGCGGACGGGTAGCTACTATTGAAGGCGACTATCTGAAAGCAGCAGATAAAACTGCCCTTCAAAGCAATATCACCGGTATTTCTGATAAGGTTGCTACATTAATTAATGAAGACGCCGGCAAATCTGTTCGCACCATTGCTAATGAAGAACTGGTTAAGCAATTAATTCCCGAAAATGCCTCCGCATCTTTGGATACACTCCAAGAGATTTCCGCATGGATTCAACAACATCCTAATGATGTAACGGCAATAAATAAAAATATCACCGACCTGCAGGCTATTGTCAAGGGTATTGGTGGTACTGGAGAAAAAGCCACTGTAGTCGCATATGTAGATGACAAAATTGCGGCTCTCAGGATTGGGGACTACGCTAAGACCACAGAGTTAAACGCTGTCGCAGGCCGTGTGACTGCGGCGGAAACCGCTATTACTACTCTGGAAGGCAAGACCGCTCAGTGGGATGCCGCGCAAGCAAATGTTATTGAGTCTATTAAGATTGGCAATACGGCACTGGCGATTGCGTCTAAAGCGGTCACTATTCCTTATGGCAGTAATACTGCGTTTGGTGTGATGAAAGCAGATAATGCTTCCTTGAGCGCAACTGATGGTGTTATCGGTATCAAGGCTGTTAATGCCGCGACCCTCTATGTGGCCGAAGGTGATACGCTCATTATTAACGGTGGTTCAGCCGCTTCTGTATAACTTCTAACATAGCCGCCGTTATATGGTGAAAATTGTATAATGGTGGCTTCTTCCTCAAAATTTGACGTACCATCTGAAAATAGTGTATAATATATATGGGTGGTCGGTTAAAAAAATTTGGTGGGGAAATAATTATATAATAAGGAGATAATGATATGTCAGTTATAAAAAAGGAAACAGAATCATCAGTATCTCCTACGTATGAAGGTTACTGTCATGAAATAACAATTACCCTTCATTTAGATGGTTCTGTTACTCCTAAAACTATTCCATTTGGAAACTGTGGAGATAAAAATATTACTCGATTTTCTTTTAATGTACAAGAACTCATAGCGGCCGTACCTACCTTAAAAGAAGACTATACTTTTTATATTAATATTTACGACCCCAGTTTACCAAAATCCTCTACTAACCCAGCGCAATATACAATTACAGACAAATTTATTTTGCCAAATAATTATACTGAAAAAGCCGGTTCATATAGATGTATCTTTTGTTTGACAGAAAAAAGTGGCAATGAACATAGTACTACGGATACTGCCGAACAATGGGTATCAAAAATATGTACAGCCGTAGTTAATCCTACAATTTGGGATGAAAGTTTGGTTGATAATTTAGAAGCCGCTACTATATTAGCAGACAATCCTAATTTCTTAACAAAGCCGGCTGTTATTTTAATACCTAAATCTGACCATTATACTATTGTAACCAGCGTAGTAAATTTGGGACAAAAAATGGATAGATATATCAGACGGATTGAAATGGTAGGCGGTGCTACTGGACTGGACAACGGGTTGGATACGCGCTACGGTATCTTTATCTGTGAAACTGCCATTTTTGTTACCAAATTCAAGGCCGGAACTAAGGGATATAGTTGTTGGGTACCACCTGAAGTTTGTTCTGTACCCGGTACTTGGACTTTTATAATAGTCGCGCAAACCGGTGATGGCGACACGGCCGCCGCCTGCTCAAAACGTTGGGTTAGCAATACACTATTATTTACCGTTACTGATAACTTTTTGTCAAGTGTTACAGCCGCTGATGCTAACTTTGTATTGGCTAATCGTAAATTGCTGTACACTCGTGACGCGAAGTTGTTCCGCGCGCCCGCTACCTCTGGCGAAGATATTTATCAAAGTGCTTATACCGGTGAGCAAATTGATGCTGCCATTGCTGATTTGACGAATAAAGAAGATAAAGCGAACAAGACCTCTGTCATTCCAGATGCTAATGAACAAGCATATCCGAGTGCAGCAGCGGTTATTGATTACTTTCAGAACAAGCAAGGGGACGAAATTATTATCAACGGGTCGCTACCCAAAGAGCCGTAAAATTTACGGCTCCTCTTTTTTGACTTTTTTCGCAAATTATGGTATACTATGTATAGAAAATAAAGAGTCTGGAGGACCCGAATATGAACGCTACCCCTAAGCTGATTCCCGTTGTAATTGCTACTTATGACAAAGCTCGTGGCGACTGTGATGTTACCTACAATTCCACCCCTATGGATATTCACTCTCATTATGATAACGGAACATTGGTATTTTTTGCGTTGTCTCAGTATGTTGATATTGCTGTGGTTGACTATTGGAGTAAATATATTAATGACCGAACAATGAAAACCATTGACCATTTTGCAGCGGCGCAATCTATGACTTACGGATATGTAACCGCGCCTCATCTACTTGTGATTCAGGGTACAGAATTGGAAAATACAACAAGTATTGTTTTGTATAGAATTGAGTTCTAAATTAAATAATGAATGGGCGGAGTAGATGCTCCGCCTTTCTGTGCTAAAATTTGATTTTAATAAGAAAATAAGGTCTAATTCTACTGGGTTAATTAAATATAATTTAACCCAGAATCTACTTACATAGGTGATAATCGTGCCAGTTAAAAATGAAATAGGCAATATATATGGATATCTCACAGTCATTAGTCGCGCTAAAAATACCAAAGAGGGAAAAGCGCAATGGCTATGTAAATGTAAATGTGGCAATGAAGTAGTAGCTTGTGGTACCCATCTCCGTTTAGGAGATACCAAATCATGCGGCTGCTATCAAAAAGAAAAGGCTATAGAAGCCAATATGAGGAGGGCAGACAATTTAATCGGATGCCGTTTTGGTAAATTAATGGTTCTGTCAGAGGCCGGTTTTGCTACCCATCCTTCAGGGAAAAGAAACAGACTATATAATTGTTTGTGTGATTGCGGTAATTATTGTCAAGTTCAGCACCAATACTTAGCTGGTGGAGACACTACTTCATGCGGATGTATTCGGTCAAAAATGGAACTTATAGTCAATAATTATTTATTACAGCATGGCTATGACTTCAAAAAAGAATATTATTTTGATGATTTACGAGATAAAGCAAGTCTGCGTTTTGATTTCGCACTGTTTAATAACGCCCAGCTACTTGGACTAATCGAATGCCAAGGGGAGCAACATTTCAACAAAATGAACGGCTATTATTCAGAAGATATTGTTCGACACGATAAAATGAAGCAAGAATACTGTTTTGACAAAAAAATAAAACTATGCTATATTTTATATAATGATGATGTAGAAAAAAGATTGGAGGAAATTTTAAGTGAGTTATACAGCAAATAATATCATAACTCTTTCTTTCAAAGATGGCGTCCGCCAAAGGGTACAAATGTATCTTGGTAGTGCAGACAATGAAGGGGCCTATCAAGCATTTAAGGAGATTCTTAATAACTCTACAGATGAAGCTCTAAGTGGATATGGTAAAGTAATTGATATTATTGTAGATGAAATAGACAATAGTATTTCAATTCGAGATTATGGTCGTGGGGTCCCCTTTTTAGTCCGCGAGAACGGTGATAATGTACTTGTTGATATTTATACCAAGGCACATACAGGTGGCAAATTTAATGATGTAGTATATAAAAACGTAAGTGGACTTAATGGAGTTGGTGGTTCTTGCGTTTGCCTCAGCGCGAAAAATTTTATTGTAGAAAGTTATCGAGATAAAAGAACTGCACGTGCCGAATTTGTTAAGGGTGATTTGGTTCAGTATACGGAGGCAGATACTACACAGATAAACGGTACATATGTGTGGTTTATTCCTGATTCAGAAGTATTTAAGGACGAGGTAATTCATTATTCTTATGATGAAATCTGTAACAGAGTAAAAGCAATTTCATATTTATGTAATGGTATTACATTCAATATTACCAATGCCAATACCAAAGTAACTAAAACATTTTGCGCGCAGAACGGTATTGTTGATTTTGTGAAGGATAATATTGACCGGCCACTCCATCCTCATATTATTACCGCTACAGCAGAAGATGGCGAGGATAAGATAGAGATTGCTTTTCAATGGGGCGCAAAGCACGAGGAGTCTTATGTGTTTGTCAATGGTTTGCGCTGTCCGGAGGGCGGGAGTCCAATAACTGGAGCCAAAGGGGCTATTACCCGAACATTTAATGCTTTGTGTAAGGAAAACTTTGAAGGTAACAGCATTCGTGAAAATTTGTTTTATGTAATTAATTGCTCGGTTGCCCATCCCTCTTTTGCTAACCAGACGAAATCAAAAATCAATAATGCCAATTTGCGCACCATGGCCTCCAACTGTTTTAGTGATGCTTTGAAGCAAATGAAACTTAAATATAGCAACGAGTTTGATAGCATTGTTGAAATGTTGAAGAAAATTGCTAAGGCAGAAGCAGCAGCAGAGCGCGCACGTAAACAAGTATTGGATGCCGCAAAAGAAGTAGAAAAAAATCAAAAGAAAAAAGTTTTTGCTTCAGATAAATTAAAGGATGCTGAATTTTTGGGTAGTGACTCCATATTGTTGATTGTGGAAGGCAATTCTGCCATGGGCGGGTTGGCACAAGCCCGCGACTACACACGGTATGGTCTTATGGCAGTCAAGGGAAAAATCATCAATTGTTTATCCAACGATAAAGAAAAAATTTTTCAAAATGAAGAAATCAAACTTCTGTTGTCGGCCATGAATATTGTGCCCGGTCAATATGATTCAAAGAAATTGAGATACGGGCGGCTGGCAATTTGTACGGATGCGGATTGACGACTGTTGAGTCCGCGTTAAATCAATTAAATTGCGGGGAATCCCTTAGAGCCTTAATAACCAAGTCAATTGAGGAATTAATTGATGGCAAAGAGTAACGGCTTTGGTATGGTAAAATCATTAAGGATTGGGTAATCAAGCGCAGCGAAATCTCCCGTTCGGAGAGACGTTCAACGACTATAATATTGACCTTGATTGAGGATGGTATAGTCTAATCCCTATAAAATATCGGGAAACCGAGGGTAGAAATGTCAGATGGTTATCACATTGGTTTGCTAATTATGGCCGCATTGAGTTACCTTGCGCCCGACTTTATCAAAGAAGGGCGTCTGTGTTGGCTTCGTGCGCCGTTGTATATTGTAGAAAATGGCAAGACCGAATCATATTATTTTACAGATGAGGAATTTGACGCTGTACGTGCTTCTATTAAAGGAGACGTGAAAAGATGTAAGGGCTTGGGTACAATGGAGCCGGAGCAGGCGCGCCGTTCTATGTTCACCCCAGAGCATCAGCGACTGGAGGTAATGGAATACAGTGACGAAGCAATGACGTTGTTGTATAACTTAATGGGTGAGGATGTTGAGCCTCGCAAAGCATTTATTATGAATCATGTTGACTTTAGTAAAATCACGGAATAATTATGAAAGCCTATTATTTTCTCAATGTAATTGTACAACAGTGATATGTCGCATTCGTGAACTGGATGCGACCTGTCCAATTTATAAATGATTTATTAGAAAAGAAATATGAGGTAGAAATATAATGAGTGATATGAATAATATTGTAAAAAATAGTTTTATTCAGTACAGCGCCGCGGTTCTACAAAGCCGTGCATTGGTTGATGTACGTGATGGTCTGAAACCGTCTGCACGCCAAATTTTGTATTGTATGGATATGTGTAAATATACGTCCGATAAACCTTTCCAAGCATCGGCCGCTGTAGTTGGCGACGCGATGAAGCATTTTTATATTCATGGGGACGCCTCATGCTTGGGAGTTGTGATGCGCGCCGGACAGCCGTTCGCCATGCGCTATCCTTTGGTTGATGTGGGTGGAAATGGCGGCTCTTTGATGGAGTCTGGAAACTGGGCCGCCGCTCGTTACACCAAATCCCGCTTGTCAAAATTATCTGACGCCTTATTTAACGATATTAAGAAAGATACAATTGATGAGTGGCGTGACAATTTTTCGGATACCGAGCAGTATCCGGCAGTTCTGCCATCCAAGGGCTATTATAATATTTGTAATGGTACCAGTGGTATTGCGACCGGTCTGGCTTCCTCCGTTCCGCAATATAATCTGCGCGAAATGAATGCGGCCCTCATTTATCTTATTGACCATCCGGATTGCGATTTTGACGCTATTTATTGTGCACCCGATTTTGCGACCGGTGCCATTTTGCTCAACGAAGCCGATGTCAAAGAGTCCATGAGAACCGGAAGTGGCGCCGCGTGTAAATTGCGTAGCGTGGTTGAGTATGATACCAAAGAGCGGTGTTTAGTTGTGACGGAAATCCCTTATGGTGTTTATACCAACACAATTTGTCAGCAATTGGAAGAAATTATTAACGGCGATGACAATCCCGGCATTGAACGTTTTAATGATTTGACCGGAGAACGGCCACTAATTAAAATTTATCTTACTAAATCAGCAAATCCAGATAAAATTTTAACCTTCCTTTACAAGAATACTTCGCTCCAGTCTTACTTTGGTGTAAACTTCACCATGCTAGACATGGGTCGCTTCCCCAAGGTATTTACATGGAAAGAAATGCTACAAGCCCATATCGACCACGAGCGGGTGGTATACCGGCGTGGCTTTGAATTTGATTTGCGCAAAATTGAGAATCGTATTCATGTTATAGATGGTCTGCGGATTTGTTTGGCGCACATTGATGAAGTTATTACCGTCATTAAAAATTCTACCTCAACAGCCGCCGCCTCTACTACGCTACAAGAAAAGTTTCTGTTGGATGAGGAGCAGGCCAAGGCAGTCCTTGATATGAAGTTAAGTCGCTTGGCTCGATTGGAAGTTAAAAAGTTGGAAGACGAGCGTGTTTCCCTTCAAAAAGAGGCTGACCGTATTCACGCAATTTTGGCTGATGATGAATTATTTAAGGACGAAATAAAGAATGGCTGGCGCAGCATAGCAGATAAATTTGGCGACGCGCGCCGGACACAAATTATAGACCTACCGTCCGATGCGGAGGATGAACCAGTCGAAATTAAATCCCTTCAAATTTCTGTGACGAATCAAAATAATGTATTCACTACCGAGATTTCTACTTTGTATAAGCAGCGGCGTGGCACGGTTGGAACAAAATTTAAGTTGGATAGGGGCGAGTATGTAGTTAATACCATCTCTGGGCAGTCTGTAGATGAGTTACTGTTATTTACCCAAACCGGCACTGTCTATCGTTGTAGCGCAGCTGACCTCCCGTTAAATACAAAGGTTTCCATCGCCACATTAGTCCATATCAAAGATGGTGAGTTTATTTGCGCCGCGACTACAGTTGAAAAGACACCGATTGCGCAAAACATTATTTTTATAACCAGACAAGGAATGTTAAAAAAGTCTCTATTATCTGATTATAATATCTCACGTAGCATTGGTTTGAAAGCAATTACATTAAGCGATGGTGACACAATTGTGAGCGTGTTGTTTACAAATTCCGACCGGCTTGGAATTTTGACAAATGACGGAAATTGTCTTATAATAGATACACAAGATGTAAGACCAATTGGGCGTATTGCGAAGGGTGTTCGCGGCATCAAACTTAATGATGGTTGTTATGTAGTTGCGGCGCATCTTATTCCCAAAGAAACCCAATATATTGCTTCCATTTCAGCAGACGGTCTGTGTAAGCAGTCAAGCATTACTGATTTCTCCACCCAAGGCCGAGCCACCAAAGGCGCACGAATCCAACGTCTCAATGACGGCGATACCATGGTTGATTTTTTACCGTTGACCACAACTGCTGATTTAATGGTTGTTTCTACACAATCTTGTATTAAATTGTCTCATGACGATATTCCTATTAGCGGCCGCGCTACTTTTGGCGTCAAATCCATCAAATTGGCCGCTAATAGTCGAGTAGTTCGTCTTTACCAAACTTAAATTTTCTACAATCTACAATTTTGACTTTTTAAGAAAAATCTGATATAATAATATCAGAAAGTTGAGAGCGGGTTATTTCCGTGTTTCATCGCTCTCAAAATTCTAAGTCCCCTAAAATTTGATATTATCCAGAAAATCTGGTATAATATATATAGAAAAGTTGAGAAAGACTTTTCTCACAAAATTAAATTAACGCCACCATTAAAAAATAAAGTGGCAAAATGAAAAGGAGAAAAAAATCATGAAGTTGACCGAGAAGTCTGCAGAGGTTCTGAATTACGTTAAGGAGAATGGTGGCCGCGTGGCTATTGAGGAGATTAGCGCCGCTCTTGACCGCAACTCCCGTTCCATTGGTGCGAATGTTACTGACCTGACCAAGAAGGGTCTTGCTACCCGTGATAAGGTCGCTGGCGAGGGCGAGGGCGCAAAGGATATTACCTACGTCGTGCTGACTCCCGCTGGTCTGGAGTTTGTCCCCACTGACGACGAGGACGCCGAGTAAGAAGAAACTCATCGGGGCTAAGATATGCTCTTAGCCCCACCTTTTTATCGTAAACATAATGTAAAATTTGATAATGTAAACAGATAGGAGTAAATTAACATGAGAGAAGCAGAAAATAACTTTAAGATTGAGGGTATTCTTTCTTCCGTTGAACTGGAGCGCAAGATGGGTAAGCGCGGCAACGAGCAGGACGAGATGATTACCGGTAAGATTACCGTTAAGGTACGTCAGAAGATTAACAAGGTTGATACCGACCTTGATGTGCCGGTTCATATCTTTGCTTATAAGCATACTAAGGCCGGTGGCGTTAACCCTGCCTTCGAGCAGGCGGCGGCACTGCTGACAACTGATTTCGTATCTATCGCTGCTGGTGGCGAGGCCGCGGCATCCCGTGTTCGTATTACCGACGCGCAACTGACTATGAATGAGTATTACAGAAATGATGTTCTGCATAGTGACGTGCGTGTCAGAGCGTCGTTTATCCGTAAGATTCCGGCGGAGGAGTGTCATCCTGCCGCGAATGGTATCCTGTCGTTCATGATTGGCGATATGGGATACGAGCTGGATAAAGATGGTGTTGAAACCAGTAAGTATAAGATTACTGCGCTGGTGCCCGGCTGGGGCGACCGCGTAGATGTGGTGCCTCTGTATGCTATTAATCCCGGCGTAATTGATGGCGTGTCTAATGCGTGGAATAAGAATGATACAGTTAAGGCTAATGTTACTCTGAATTTCTGTTCTCGTACTGAGACGGTCACAGAGGAAGTGGACTTCGGCGAGCCTATTGTACGTGAGCGCACTGTGTCTATCAGTGAGCCGGTTGTGACTGGTGGTAGTAGTGTCCCGCTGGAGGGTGAGCTGGCTTACTCCGTGGAAGATATGCAGGCCGCATTGGCACGGCGTCAGGCAGCACTGAAGGAACAACGCGAGAAGGCGCAGACTCGACAGGCGCAGGCACAGGCGGCTCCGGCAGCACCCGCAAAGGCAAGTGTTAATCTGGCCGACTTCGGATTCTAATACAGCGAGGTGATACAGGATGGCTAATAAAATTGACCTTTTGAACTTACAGCCAACTGTTATTACCAGAGATTTGTCAAATAAATACATTTTACTGGCCGCGCCCTATAAATTTGGTAAAACCACTTTTATGTGTAATATCGAAGGAGCGTTGATTCTTAGCTTTGAGCCGGGACTCAACGCTCATGCCGGTGTGTATGCTCAACAAATCTCAAGCTGGTCCGACCTAAAACTCTGTTGCAGGCAGTTGGCCAAACCCGAACTACAAGAGAAATTTAAGTGTATCTGCTGGGACACAATTGAAATTGCCGCCACTATGTGTCAAGATTTCATTTGTGCCCGTGCCGGTGTACAAGCCCTTGGTGACGTTCCCTATGGTAAGCTGTATAAAGAATATGAATTGGAGTTTAGCCGCACCATTCGTTCTATTGCCATGCTTGGGTATGGTTGTGTTTTTGCTTGCCATACTGAAGTACAGAAAATTGATACCGGGCACGGAGACGATTCTATTATTGAGCGTATTCAACCTAAGTTGGATAAGCGCGCTTTTGATATCATTAACAGCCTCGCGGATTTGATAGGAATTGGTGTCATGCACTTTGATGAAAATGGTAATCGGCACCGATTGCTTTACACGGCCGAGACACCGACCATTCGCGCGGGTACACGGTTCACGTATTTTCCGCCTGTTATTGACTTTAGTTATGAAGCAGTATGTAGCGCATTGACTAAAGCAATTGAAGAGGAGGGTGAGCGAAACCATGCGGCTATTGTTGACAAAGTTGAAGTTGACCGTCAACAGTTGGATTATCCCGCATTACGCAACGAAGCACAATCTCTTTGGACGACGTTGGTCAATCATGACGATACCATAGATGAAGATATGGCACGCCGTATTCTTAAACGGGTAGAAATGATTTTTGGCCGCCCGGTCAAAATTTCAGAAATTACGGAAGACCAAGTAGACCTGCTCAATTTAGTTGTGCTGGATATGCGTGAACTCGCTAAAAACTAATATATCTACCGAGAGGGAGGCAACTCCCTCTTTTTTGACTTTTTGTACAATTTGTGGTATAATATAATTAGAAATGAGGTGGTTAAATGCATATTGTAAAATGTCGTATTTGCCAACAGCCAATGGACCTTGACACTATGAAAGTTGAAGAATGGACTAAACCTGCAATAAACCAGTATTATCATACGGAATGCTATCGAGACTACGCGAAAAAAATAAATACAGCATTATCAAAGAATGCCGGTCCAGCACTGGAAATGACAGTTGATGAAGATGTTTGGTATAATGCGATATATTTTTATTTCAATAATGATTTGAAGGCCCCACGTAACTTTTCTTTATTTGTACCACAGTGGAAGCAATATCTTAAACAAGGTTTAACGCCAAAGGGTATTTATTTTACACTGCGTTATTGTTATGATATAAAGGGAATGGACTTGCGAAAAAGTAATGGCGGCATTGGCATTGTCCCATATATGTATAAAGAAGCCACGACCTATTGGGCGGAGCGGTTTCGCCGCAATGACGTCGTGTGTAAACAAATTGAGGAGCAAGTACAAAAAATGTATGCTGAAAAACGTGAGATACGTTTTCAGAAGCGTAATGACAAACCTAAACGTGCCGCATTTTCATTAGAGCAGTTGGAGGACACGGATGAATGAGTTCGTTGATAAGGCAGCGATTTTACAGGTTCTTGGCAGCCTGATTCAGCGGCCACAGTATCTTAGTGAGATTGATAAATATACTTTAATTCCTACAGATTTTCCAACCTTCTTTGACCAAAGTATTTTTGTCGCAATTGACGGTTTATATAAGCAAGGCGCAAAGACAATTGCGCCTATTGATGTCGAAAACTATTTAACGCAAAATCATCGAGCTTCAGTAGCTTTTGCGCAAAATCATGGTTTGGAATATTTGCGCGACGCCATTGCTCTGGCTCAGGTTGATAATTTTCCATATTATTATACTAAAATTAAAAAACTGAACCTACTGCGCGACCTTAAGAAAAAAGGTTTTGATACTACCAGTTTTTACCAACCGGATTTGGCGGCGAAGGATGCAGCTGAAATTAATCAGAAATTTGAAAATTTAACGACACAAGATATTTGTGATGCCATTAGAAAAACACTTTCGACAGTTACAGCGGACTACGCTAAATCGGAAGAAATAAAAATCCAAAGCGCCGCCGAAGGTTTTCGCAGCCTGTTTACACGACTGGGTGAAGAAATTGAAATTGGATTGCCATTGCCCGGTGCTATCTACAGTCAAATTATTGGTGGCGCGCAGAAACAAAGTTTAACTATTCGTAGCGGTAGCAGTGGCTTAGGTAAGGCATTACCTAATACGACCATTATCCCGACAACAAAAGGTTGGAAGCAAGTAGGACAAATACGGTGCGGCGATTATTTGTTTGATGCTTTCGGGCGGCCGACCAAAGTTTTGAAAGTTTATCCGCAAGGTCGCCGGCAAGTATGGCAAGTTACATTGGCGGATGGCCGCACAGCAAGATGTTGCGATGAGCATTTGTGGAGCTATTGTTTGCGCAGCCAGTCCGAGGAAGAACGTCAGAATCGACAATTGCATACCCATACTTTGCGAGAAATGCGCCAAAGCGGACTGAAGGATGAAGCGGGCTACTTTAAGTATTTGTTACCGGTATGTACACACCAACCAATAGTGACTGGCACTATTGGGATTTATCTTACTCAGCCAGACGAAATTGAGTATACCAATTATGTTGCTATAGTAGACATTGCTCCATGTGACAAAATTGAAGAAATGACTTGCTTTTATGTGGATAATGACGAGCATTTGTTTCTTACCGAATCTTTTATTGTCACACATAATACGAGGTTGGCGGTCAGTGATGCGTGTTATTTAGCTTATCCAGTTCGTTATGAAGCCACCAAAAGAGAATGGGTACAGGAAGGTAGTAGTGAAAAAGTTTTGTTTATCATTACGGAGCAGACCGAAGAACAAATTCAAAAGATGATTGGCGCTTATCTGTCCGATATTAACGAAAGCATATTCCGATATGGCAATTTTGACCATGACCAATTGGCGCGATTGGACGTAGCAGCGCAAATTGTAGAACACTATGCTGATAATTTTATTATTGAAAAAATGCCCAATCCAACCATAGAGACGCTTAAAGCCACAGTGCGTGAGCAGTGTTTGCTACATGATATTGGCTATGTGTTTTTTGATTATATTTTTATCGGTCCGGCGCTATTAAATGAATTTAGGGGCTTTAACTTGAGGAATGATGAGTTACTTTTGATGATGGCAACGGCTCTTAAAGATTTGGCGGTTGAATTAAATGTCGCTGTATTCACTTCAACACAAGTTAATGCCAGTGCAGACGATAATCGCAATATTCGTGGGGAGGCGTGTTTGGCTGGTGGTCGCTCCACTATTAACAAAGCAGACAACGGCCTGATTTGTTCGCGCCCAACAGCGGATGAGTTGGAAGTGCTGAAAAATATCATTAATAAATGCGGCCTGCCAAATATGGTTTCTGACGTCTATAAAGTGCGGAGTGGACGCTACACGCAAGTTCGTATTTGGTCTACGGTGGATTTAGGAGTTATGCGACGCAAAGACCTGTTTATCACAGACGCACAACTTAACCCCGTACCTGATTTTGAATTTAATTCCCCAATTATTCATAACTGGTCGGATGATGAATATAATGAAATCCGTCATTATGTAGCCTTACTCAACCGGCAGCCGCAGGAAGGAGTTGAAGATTTATCGACTACCAAAGTATAATCAATTTATTAGCTGATGACGTGGTAATTAAAATGATGCGAATCCTCGGCGCCGACCGTTACGAGGACCGAGGCACGCATCTTATTTTTCCTACAATCTGTCATAACGAAGACGCAGATTCAGCATCAATGAAGTTGTATTTCTACAAAGATAAACGAATTTTTGTCTGTTATACCAATGATGGTACTATGTCAATTTTCAAATTTTTGAAAACATACTATGAAACACGGCAAATAGAATATAATTGGTATGATGATATTTATCAATTTATATTGAAGTGCGCGGGCCACCAAGAAGAGGAAGGGCTAACTGTTCCTGCATATTCTTCCCCTGTTGAGCGTTATAATTCTGAATTTACAATTCCGCAACTAAAAGAATATAATGATTGTGTATTAGATTGTTTTGAGCGGCGGTATACGCCAGAATGGCTGAATGATAATATATCTCCAGCCGCCATGGATAAATATGATATTCGATATTCCATCGAACAAAATAAGATTATTATTCCGCACAGAGATGTAGAAGGGCGATTGATAGGGATTAGAGGGCGCGCACTTAATCCTGCGGAAGTGGAAGAATTTGGTAAGTATATGCCTATTAAAATAGAGAATATTTGGTATCAGCATCCTTTATCCTTAAATCTATATGGTCTATACTACAACAAAGAAAATATACGGCGCGCACGGATTTGTTTTTTAGTAGAGAGTGAAAAAGCGGTTCTACAAGCCGAGTCATTTTCCATCCCCAACTGTTGTGTTGCTGTGTGTGGTAGCCAGATAAATCAATTTCAAATTAATTTACTTTTGCGCTACTGTCAGCCGCAAGAGATTGTAATTTGCTTTGATAACGAAGAAAGTGGCCACGACTTCACTTATTTTAATAAACTTATGACATTTGGGCAAAAGTATCAACGATATTGTAATTTTAGTTTTATCTATGACCGAAATAATTTGACAAATAAAAAAGATTCACCCACGGACCGCGGCGAAGAAATTTTTACAGAGCTACTACGAACAAGAGTAAAAGTGAGGTAATAATGAACATTCGATTAATAAATAACAATTTTACATCGGACTATGTAGAAAATTTGCTACATAGTCGTGGCATTGACGATGTATCATCCTATCTAAATCCATCTAAAGAAGTCCTACAAGACCCTTCTGCCCTTCGTAATATTCACGTGGGCGCGGCGCTTTATCATCGAATTGTGTCTAACGGTGGCCGACTGTTAATGATTGTGGACTGTGATGTAGACGGATTTTCATCCGCTGCCATCTTGTACCAATATACCAAACAACTAAATGAAAATTGTACTATTGATTATTGGTTTCATGAGGGCAAGAAGCACGGATTGAATGATTTTATTCAAGATTTGTTAACACAAAATATTTCCTATGACCTTTTGCTGTTAGCAGACTCCAGTAGTAATGATGCTCAATATCATGACGTATTGGAAGCTGTGAATCTACCATGCCTCATCATTGACCACCATGAAGTTGATGAACGAATTAGCAACAATGCTATCATTATCAATAACCAAATGTCACCCGATTATCATAACAAATCTTTAGTCGGCGCCGGCATGGTTTATCAGTTTTGTCGATATATGGACCAGTGGTTGGGACACGATTGGGCTGATAATTACTTAGACCTCGCGGCACTCGGTCAAATTGGAGACATGGGGTCATTGTTGCCATTAGAGAGCCGCTATATTGTTGCCAACGGCTTGGCTAATATTAATAACAAATTTTTTCGGTATTTAATTGAAAAGCAGGCCTATTCTATTACCGGTAATAAAGACGCAACTTTTGAGCAAGCGTTGGCAAAGCTCACTCCTACTCACGTTGCTTTTTATATTGTACCGATGCTAAACGCGGTCAATCGAGTTGGAACCAATGAAGAAAAGCGATTATTATTTATTGCCTTTATTGATGGCGACCGCCTTGTACCTTGTAATAAGCGTGGCGCAAAAGGCACAGAAGAACGAGCAGCAGTCGAGGCAGCGCGTATAGCAACTAATGCGCGCGCTCATCAAAATACCATGAAAGATGACGCAGTTGCCGCCCTTAAAATGAAAATTGATAAGTGCGGTTTATTGGATAATCCAGTCCTATTTTTGCGGCTGGAAAAAGAGGACAACTTTCCGGCAGAACTTAATGGATTAATTGCCAATCAGCTTGCCAATGAATATAAGCGACCTACCATTGTGGCTCGTCTTAATAGCAAAGGCGAAGTTAAAGGGTCATTACGTGGCGTGAACCAATCGGCTCTAACAGACTTCAAGTCATTTTTAATGGAGAGTGGATACTTTGAATGGTGCGCTGGCCATTCACAAGCCGCCGGGTGTTGTATTCTGGATAAAAATTTGGCTTCTTTCCATCAATATGCTAATCAGGCATTAGCGCAATATGATTTTGGTTCTAATTTCTATGATGTTAATTTTGAACGTGAGGCTGGAGCCATGGATTTAGGTCAGCTAATCACTGAAATTAGTCACTATACCAAAATTTGGGGACAGGGTAATCCAGTGCCACTTATCGCTGTTACCAATATTCCAATTACTCCTAATACAATGCGGGTAATGGGAGCGCGCCAAGACACGCTCAAAATTGAATGCGGCTCAGTCTCATTTTTAAAGTTTTTTGCTACGGACCTTATCCAAGACATCCAGCAGTATGGCTGTAATTGTACTATTGATATTATTGGTGAGGCTAATTTGAATGAATATAAGGGACGACTGACACCACAGATTTTTATTAAAGACTATGAAATAAAGGAGGGCGCGAAATCAGATTTCGCCGAATTTTGATAATGGTATATCCGGGTTCAAAAGCTAAATACGCTAATAAAATCGTGCCTATTCTACAGCACGTAATTGACGATAATCATATTACTACTTATATTGAACCTTTTGTAGGCGGTGCGAATATAATTGATAAAATTTATTGCCCACTTCGCATAGGATATGATAAAAATGCGACCTTAATTGCCCTGCACCAGCAAGGACAAGTCGCCCCGCAGACCATCCCTGAACACGGAGATGCTGATTGGTGGTATACAGCAAAAGATATCTATCGCCAAGCCGAGGGCGACCCAACTCTTATGGCCGAACAAATGCCTTTATGGAAAATCGGTGCGATTGCTTTTTTCAAATCTTTTAGCAAACGCGGTTTTGCGGGCGGAATGGCGAAAGATACTCCAGGTCATGATTATTATAACGCTGGCTACCGTAATTTTATACAACAGGTAGCGCATCCAAACTACAAAACAATTAATTTTCAATGGGCGCCGGACGCATTGGCACTAAATTTTGACGAGTACACGCCAGCTCTTATTTACAATGACCCGCCATATGCCGGTACCAAACCATATGGCTATGCCTTTGAAACTGCTTTTGATTATAAGGAGTATTGGGATTGGGTGCGCACCCTCTCAGCCAAACATTTTGTAATTTGTAGTGAGCAGACTTTTCCAGATGATTTTCGCATTTTGTGGTCGCAAGAGGTCCGGCGCACGAATGGTAGCGATAATAATTTCAAAGCCGTTGAAAAACTGGGTGTGTGGACGCAAGGTTTGGCCGCGAATATTTGATTTTTATTGCTTTTTGTGATATAATATATATATAAAATGAAAGGCGGTGATAAGATGGATGTTCTCTCCTATCCCGGTTCATTACATAATCATACGGAAATGTCAAACTTGATTTCGCGCGATAGCATCAATACAGTTCAAGGGTTGATTGATTATGCCATAGAACTTGGACACCGGGGTATAGCATTTACAGAACATGAAAGTATCTCAAACGCTATAGACATTGAAGAATATGCTCAAAAAATTAAAGATAAACATCCAGATTTTAAGATTATTCGAGGCAACGAAATTTATCTTGTACGAAATGGACTAAATGCCTCAAATTTTATAAAAGGCCAAGATAAGTATACACACTTTTTACTCTTGGCCTTGGATGATATTGGGCACCGACAAATCAGAGAGCTATCAACACGGGCATGGCTGCGGTCGTATATGGGGACGGGGCGCCGCCGTATTCCTACATATTATCAAGATTTGTGGGATATTGTGGCACCAAATCCGGGACATATTGTAGCCTCGACAGCTTGTATCGGGGGAAGTCTCGGCACTCAACTTCTGCGGTACCGTGATAACCACGACATCAATCTACTCAATAAAATTAAAGCATGGTGTCAACAGCTTGAACAGTTATTTGGTAAAGGCAATTTCTATTTAGAGATGCAGCCATCAAATGGTAACGAACAAGTCTATGTCAATAAACAAATCGTACTACTTAGTCAAGAACTAAATATTCCTTGTATCATAACAACAGACAGTCACTACCTCAAAAAATCAGACTTAAAAATCGAGCGCGCATTTCTCAAATCGCAAAACAGTGAGCGCGAAGTTGATTCATTCTACGCAACAACATATATGATGAGTACAGAAGAAATTCATTCCTATATGGACAAGTATATTCCAAGAGAAGTAATCGACCAAGCGTTTACTAACATCAATAAAATCTTCGACCGCGCACAAGACTATTCACTTAAACGACCGTTAAAAATTCCATCACTCCCATGGCGTTCACCGGTAAATTATTCGGATGAAATTATAAACACATATAGCCAGCGAATGCCAACTTTGGAAAAATTTCGCAATTCAGAATTTGTGGCAGACCGACGTTTGGTTTCAGCAGTCATCGAAGGTATTCAGCGCCATCCAGATTTACAGAACCAGCCAGCTTATGAGGAGTTGGAGCTTTGTTTACAGGACACATGGGTATCATCTCAGGTGAATAAAGCACAATGGTCAGCTTACTTTCTTAACCTTCAGCGTATTTTGGATGAGTGCTGGGAAAGCGGTACGATTGTTGGTTGCGGACGAGGGTCTGGCGTTGGATTTCTGTTGTTGTATTGTTTGGATATTACGCAGATTAATCCGTTGCGAGAAAAAGCAAAAACTTTCCGGTTCAGATTTTTGAATCCGAGCCGTGTATCGGTGCTTAACAAATATCAGGCACCTAACTCTGTGAACCCTTTCTCATGGGGTGTCAGTCGTATGGCTGGCTAACGGTGGAGTTACATAAGGCCACCCTTATGTATAATACCGTGCTAAGGCTTTAACATAGGTTATTATTTTGTAAAGGAGGTGAAAATATGGAGCGCGCTAATGGTTATAGGACACGAGCAAAATTGTACGGTCCAAACGGTTTTATTTCTGTATTTGAAAGTATATCTGCCGCCGCCGATTATTGTCGGAGTCAATTTGGAATATCAAGTTCGTCCATTAAGAAACATCATCGTTCTGGTGAATACTATATCATTCCAGATAATAACCCATTGTTGACAAAGAGGCATAAACCAGTATGGGAGCTATTTACTCCGCAGCATGAGTTGTTGGGCGAATTTAATTCTATCGCGGAGGCTGGTCGATATATCAAGACAAATATTCGAGATATATCTATTAAACTATTCCAGACCCAAAAGAAAGCCTATGGTTACTATGTTAAAGAAAAGTGTAGAGACTAATTGTAGGAGGGAGATGAGAACCCTTCGAAGCGCAGAGCATCGTGAATAGCGACGAAGAGATAGTCCAATTATGTGATATTGATGTTGATATTAGCGGACTTAATCGTGCACAAGTTTTGGAGCATATCCGTAAAGTATACGGACAAGACCATGTGGCAAATGTTTTGACTTTGCGGCGAGAAACTGCAAAATCAGCGGTTCTCGCGGCCGGCCGGTCATTGGGTATTGATAATGATGTAACACAGTATATATCTTCGCTTATCCCAATGGAGCGAGGAATGTTGTGGTCATTACATGATTGTATGTATGGTAATGAAGATGACCGTGCGCCGGTTGCTGCTTTTGTCAAAGCTATGACAGAGGATTATCCGGAAATTTGGGAAATCGTACAAAAGACAGAAAATCTAATTGTTGGTATGGGCGAACACGCCGGCGGTGTTATTTTTGTGGATGAACCATTTGAAAATTCAACCGCGTTAATGCGCGCACCTAATGGAGATGTAATTACACAATTTGAACTCCACACCTCGGAAAAGGCTAGTCTTATCAAGTATGACCTACTATCAGTCGAAGCAATGGACAAGATTCAAATTTGTCTTGAACTTTTGGTCAAAGACGGCCTCGTTAAGCAATATCCCACTTTACGTGAAACTTATGAAAATTATATTGGTATTTACAATTTGGAACGTGACGCGCCAGAAATGTGGGATATGGTATATCAGCAAAAAATTAATTCTTTGTTTCAGATGGATGCTCAATCTGGTCGAGACGCAGTACGTTTAACACACCCACAATCAGTAGAGGATTTAGCAACCATTAACTCTGTCTTGCGTTTAATGCCACAAAAGAAGGGTGAGGAAACGCCTTTGGAGAAGTTCGCGCGCTACAAGGAGAATATCCAGTTGTGGTATGATGAAATGCGGCAGTGGGGCTTAACGGATGAAGAAATGAAACTGTTGGAGCCAGTTGCGAAGGACACTTATGGAATAACAGAATCACAAGAAAGTTTCATGACTTTGGTACAAATGCCAGAATGTGGCGGTTTTGACTTGACATGGGCGGACCGTCTAAGAAAGGCTATAGCTAAATTTTTGGCGTCTTAAAAAGAAATTTTTAAGAGTATAATGGAATCAAATCGGTAGAGTCTAAGTGATGAAAGTCATATGATAATACCGAGGTAACTAATTAAATTACGTTAAGGTTAATTAGTACCGTAGAGCGTAGGCAGTGAATAAATATAATCTGCCCAAGAGGACTCCACTCCTAACCATTCAGTTGCAGGAGAAAATGTACGCCGACCTTACAGGAAACTGTAAGAACTATGGGATAAAAAGCCTATAGGATAACAAAGTGAAAAAATCTCCAAAAGACTATGATAAATTAACAGAAGAATTTTATGCCAATATGCGTGAAAAGCATCTAAGTGAAAACTTATGCCGGTATGTCTGGCAGGTACTCGTGGCGTATAGTAAAGGCTACGGATTTGGTAAAAACTGGGTCCAACACACTTAACCGCTCATTAGCGGGGTTATATACAAATAAACCTAGCCTCTCGCCAAGGAAGGTGGTATATAGCTAACGAGGGCAAAATCTCGTGATAAATTCAAAAGAGACTAAATCTAATCCAAGAAGGAGGTGAAAATGTGTTTTATATTTATTGTTTTACGAATAAAATAACCGGAAAACGATATATTGGGCAAACTAACGATATCGAGAAGCGAAAAAGAGGGCATAAATCTGAATCGTTCAATCCGAAAGCAAACGGTTATCAGCTACCTTTTCATTGCGCCATTCGCAAATATGGGTGGGATAATTTTGATTTTGAAGTTCTGGAAGAAGTTGATGAAGCATTTGGCAGAGAATACTTAAATGAACGAGAGATATATTTTATATCTACCTACCAGACATTGATTGACCAAAACGGTTATAACTACACCAAAGGTGGCGATGGATGCGCCAGACCAAAATTAAGTTTCTCTGAACAAGTTAAATTATCAAAATTATTTAATGAAGATGACGTCCGAGACATCCAAAGTATGTTGTTAGATGGATATGAGTATTTTGAAATAAAAAAGAAATATCCAACACTTACAGATTCTTTTTTGTCCAATATTAATTTGGGACTGAATTTTCAAAGAGACGATTTGGAGTATCCACTCGCAGTACTACATACTAAATTTTCCAAAGAAACCAAAGAAAATATCATTAAAGATATCCAAGCCAATAAAAAATATAAGGATATAAGCGAGAAGTATGGTATTTCTACCGGATATATTAGTATGATTAATCGCGGAACAAAGTGGCATGACAATAAACTAACTTACCCTCTTTGTAAAAAATCTTGTTCAGACGGCGCTTGGTCTAAAGACGCTAAGCATGATTTAATTTTTACCAGTTTAACCTATTCAGAAATTGGTAAAAAGTATGACAAACAGCCCTGTACAATAGAGGCGCTTAATGCCGGCCGCAACCGAAAAGATAGTCGGCTTAAATATCCCCTACGCCAGCATCAAAAAGAAAATCAACATATTTGGACTACTCTCTTTTGAAAATATTGTATCGACTATTTCCAGTGAGATGGAAAGTAGGGTCACTATTAATACGTGGCGAGGTAATAGGTAACGAATCCTCTGAAAACCGAAATAGTGTGCGTGTTCCGGGCGGCACCCGGCAAAAACAACACGTAAAAAATAGTCAGTTTAACAAACGCAATAAATCACATACTTTGGCTTATTCATTAGTTGCTTTGCAGGAAATGAACTTGGCTTATCGCGCGCCTGTCATTTATTGGAATTGTGCCTGTCTTATCAGCGAAGCGGGAGGCAGCGATTCTGAGGACAGTAATACCGTAGATAACGATGAAATAGATACGGCCGCAGAAATCACTTACACTAATGAAATGGAAGACTTTACGGAGAATGACAATGAGGATGATGTTGAAAACGAATATGACGAGGATGAAGATTGTGATGGGTATCCAGTAACGGTCAAAGTTCTCAAAGATGGAAAGAAAAAGAAAAAAGCAAAATCGGTTAATTATGGTAAAGTCGCAACCGCTATTGGTAAAATTACAAGCGAGGGCGTAACAGTTATGCCACCCGATATCAACAAATCTGGGTATACTTTTACGCCAGATGCGAAAAATAATATTATTCGTTATGGATTGAGCGGTATTACTCGTATTGGAGAGGATGTTATTAAAGCCATTATGGATAATAGACCATTTATATCGGTGGGAGACTTCGTAGATAAAGTTAAGGTCAGTAAGCCGCAAATGGTTAATCTTATCAAATCGGGAGCCTTTGATGCCTTTGGCGACCGGATAGATATTATGAAAGCCTATGTTACGACGGTGAGTGATACGAAAAAACGCGTGACACTTCAAAACTTAAAGATGTTGATTGACTTTGGATTGATTCCTGACCGATATGATTTACAACGGCGTGTTTTCTATTTTAATAAATATTTGAAGGCGCGCGCACTGGATGAAACTTATTATGGCTTGGATAGCATTGCACTAAATTTTTATAGCAAACATTTCGACATGGATAAGTTGCGCTCGTCCATGGAAACGGAGAGTGGTTTCAAAATTCCAAAGACGGCTTGGGATGCTTATTACAAGAATAGTCAGGATGTCTTGCGGCCGTTTATAAAGGCAAATGCCGATAAGCTGTTGGAAGCCATGAATCAACGAATTATCGGTGAAATGTGGAATAAGTATTGTAAGGGTAATATCAGTAAATGGGAAATGGATAGCGTGTCATTCTATTCTCATGAGCATGAATTGGCTAATGTTGATATGGAAAGATATGGATTGTCTGATTTCGGTCAGTTACCTAATGAACCAGAATTGGAAAATATTCTGACTATCCGCGGCAAACAAATCCCTATTTATCGCATTCGGCGTATCTGCGGTACAGTGTTACATCGTGACAAGTTGAAAAAATCAGTAACATTGCTGACAACTACAGGAGTTGTAACAATTAAGATATATGGAGACGCATTTGCAAACTATGACCGCCGTATCAGTGAGCGTGGTGCAGACGGCGTGAAGCACGTAATTGAAGAATCAATGTTTGCGCGCGGCAATAAAATTATTGTTACTGGCGTGAAGGACAACGAAACCACTTTCCGTGCGAAAAAGTATAAACGCACGCCGTATCACTTGGTCGAGCAGATTACAGAAATTAACGACGATGGTAGCATTACCACACATAACAGATTTGATGATGAGGAGAAGGCCTAATGTCAATTGGAATATATGACGCAGATGTGGCTAACTATACGCTTGTTCCATTCAATCTGGAATGTATGAAAATTTCTGCCTATTACAAAAATCGTGGTGAAATCGTAGTGATGTCTCCGGAGTTTACTCCGGAGCGTCACCGGAAGTTTTTCTTTCGCAAAGATTATGAAGATGGTCGCTATCCGCCGCAGCTTACGCAAGACAATATTAATTATGGAGGATTAGCACTAACTAATAATATCTATAAACCATTGCCCTTGGCGGTAGAACGTTTGCGGCCAGACGTCCGCCTGTATGAAAAATATGAAGACACATTCAAACAACAGGGACCATTTGGAGCAACGGTTTACTCACAACTTATGCGGTCTGAACACGTGCGATTATCATTAGATGGCAAGACTTTATGGCAAGATTATGGCAGACAATTCAAAAATTTAGCAGTCGCGCCATATGTTATTTTACATGACTATGACCTTGGTGCAATTAAAGGAAGTTATGAAGCTATTCAAGATATTTTGAAGCGTGGGCGACATGACCGTTTACATACTCGTATCGGTATGAAATTTCCAGTACAAGTCAACACTGGTGAAGATTTACTTAAATGGTCATCTCTGCCAGCCTTTACCATTTTCTACTCCTTGAGTTATAATGGTATAATTCCAGACGAAGCCTTCCTTCCATGGATTGGTTATTTACGTAGTCATGCCGTCTTCAAAGAAATCGAATATAATGTTACCCGTGGCTCGTTAACGGAAAATCGTTTTATCATAGAGGGCCTACCAAAAATTTTAGAGCAGGTCACGATTTCGCGGAGCCATAGAATATTTTTTTCACTTAAATATGATAAGGATTTTTTCTCGGATAAAAGATGGTGCCAAGTATTAGACTTATTTAATTTCTACATGAACAGCTTAAAAGGTACGTGCGCCCGGTTCTTTCGCGCTGTGCCCGAAGATACTATGGCAAAATTTATTCGGTCATTTTCACCAAAATTTTTAGCCAAATATAAAGGTAAAAGTTTTACTGCAGCGGAAGCCGGCGACATTGTAGCTTTTATTGCTGATACGCATCCTGTTTTATTTGAGAAGATTCAAAATTGTAGCGCCAAGTCGCTAGGAGGTGAATTTAGTGGACCATCAATTGAGTGAATTTCAACGACAAACTTATGCTGAATATGAACGCTTAACTGCTGAGTTAGATGCGTCTTTTCAACCAGATTCATTTGAATTACAAGAAGCAATGCGCCAATATGAGGATAAACTATCCCATCTCCAAGCGCAATGCGACCATGTATGGACAAAAATGCCTGCTTTAAGCATTAAACAATGCGCGCTATGTAGTAAAATTGAACCTCTGGAGGACAAAGCATGATTGTATTATATCGGACACCCACGTGCCCGAAATGTAAGGTTTTGGAGACAAAACTACACGATAAGCACATCGCCTTTACGGAATGTATAGATGTTGAGAAGATGCGAGGAATGGGAATAATAGAAGTCCCACAACTACAAATTGATGGCGGCGCGCTGATGAATTTCGGAGCCGCTGTACGCTGGGTAAATGGACAGGAGGCACATTAAGTGGCAAATATTAATATTAAACTAAACAAGAACTTTACAACCCAATGGAATAAGATGGTTGAAAAGTATGGCGAGGACTTCCTTAAACTACAAGGTTTAGATGATGACAGGCTCAGCTATACGGATTTTATTGATGGATTCATCGACTCTGAAAATGTAGCCAATGCTTCCATTGACGCCAGCCCCAACGTGTCGCAAAAAGACATCGTAACAATGATGAGCGAAATGTCTAAACCGGCTCAGAAGCTGCTGGCTTTCCATAAAATTTATTATGAATGTCAGAAAAAGTATGGCTTCAAAGAAGCTAACGCAATCATGGAATCATTGTGGAATTACGATTTGTATTTACATGATTTTAACACTTCAACTTTCTTTGATTATTGTTATGCTGCTGACCTACGGCCATTAGCTGAAAAGGGTTTGTTTTTTGTCAAGGGTTATAACGCCGAGCCTCCTCAGCACTTAGACTCCTTTGTACAGATGGTTATGGAGTGGGTGTCATATATGAGTCGTCGGTCCTCGGGGGCAATCGGTATGCCCAACCTCATTCCATATCTTTATTATTTTTGGAAGAAAGATGTCAAAGATGGGTATTATACTCAATCACCGGAGCGCTATCGGGACCAACAATGCCAAGCACTCATTTACCGTCTTAATCAGAACTGGGTGCGTGGCGACCAAAGTGCCTTTACAAATGTAAGCGTATTTGACCACCCTTATTTTGAAGCAATTTTTGGCGACAGAGTCTTCCCAAATGGTGAATTAATGATTGACCACGAAGAAGAAATTATTCAATTCCAGAAGGATTTTATTGCGTTGAACAATAAGATTCGTGAGAAAAATGTTTTTACTTTCCCAGTTTTGACCGCCTCTTTGCTTTTCCAAAATAATAAATTTGTTGATGAAGAATTTGCTAAGTGGGCTTGCGAAGCTAACTTGAAGTGGAATCTCTTTAATTTCTTTACAGACAGCACCGTGAATAGCCTAAGCAATTGTTGCCGATTGCGTAATGAGATTACTGACCTCTATTTTAATAGCATCGGTGGAACAGCCCTTGAAGTTGGTAGCGTGAAAGTAGTAACTATCAATTTGGCGCGGTTAGCCTATCGAGCTTCATCCGAACAAGAAATGTTGGTTTTGGTTAAGGAAATGACTGAACGCGCACTTAAGGTACTGGACGTTGTACGTAGTATTATTAAGCGGAACATAGAAAAAGGGTTGCTCCCTACCTACACATATGGCTTGAAAAGTTTGCCCTCACAATACGTTACCGTGGGTATGTAATAATGCCCTATATTATTTTTCCAGTTTATCACTGGGGTCGCAAGGGCGGCTAACGGGGAAACCTAAATTCATTAGAACAAGGCAATCCCGTGGGAGGTTATATGATAAAGGATATTTATATAATAAAAAATAAATTTAACGACAAAGTTTATATCGGACAGTCCGTAAATCCAGCCCATCGTTGGGAACAATATAAATGTGCTGTCAAAAAGAAACCTGAAGCCCAGTTAATTACAAAGGCCATGGACAAATATGGTTTTGATAATTTTTGGATGGAAATACTTGAGGCTGGTGTTGAAAATTATGACGAGCGAGAGAAGTATTGGATTCAGCAATATAATAGTATTGTGCCAAATGGATATAATATCGCCGAAGGTGGACAAGGTACTGGCAGCGGAATACGCAGCACCGCAGCAAGTATTACTGACCCAACTCAATTAGCTCTAATTGTGGATGATATTATTCAGGATATCATGCCGCTATCTGATATTGCCAAGAAGTATCATCTTTCATATGGAGTAGTTAGTGAAATAAACCAAGGGCACACTTACTACAATCCAGATTTAACTTATCCCTTACGAAATTCTAAGCGATATTCACAAGACAAGTTAAAGCAAATTACATACGCTCTAAAATATGAGTTGGACAAAAGTTTATACGACATAGCCAAAGAGTATAACTGCGACCATTCATTTCTTAATGATATTAATCAAGGGAAAGCATATTTTAGGAATTATTTAACTTATCCTATTCGTAAGGGCAAAATGAAGCGGCAAGAGGAATATTTGCCACTACTTATTGACGATTTACAGCATTCATCACTATCACAGAAGGAGCTGGCTAAAAAATATCAAATTAGCGCCCAAGTGGTTTCTAATGTAAATCGCGGATATGCTGGGCATCAAGACTCATTGACCTATCCTATTAGAGATGATAAAGTGCGTGGGCGGACCTGCTTTTCTCCTAATGAAATTGAACAAATTTATTGTCAATTAAAAGACCCATCTCTTTCCATCCGGCAAATTGCTGATAATTGGTCTGTATCTTCTGCCGCCATTCAAAATATTAACAGCGGAAAGACCAAAAAATATTTTTCTCCCGATATACAATATCCTATTAGAAAATAACCCCTGTATCGACTATTCACGCATAGTGAAGTAGAACCGCTATTGATACGCGGCTCGAAATGATAATAAACACATCAAGGGATGTGCTTAAAAGATAGTCAGTACATATAGAAATATATGAGTTTACGATTAATGGCGTTTATGAGGTAATGAAGACTTTTGGATATACTTACCAAGATGAATTGGGTAATACTTATTATGACGATAAAGCCTATGCTTTAGGACAAAAACTATTTAAGACTATTACCAATACGGGTGATATGTTTTGTCTGGATAAAGACTATCGATGGAATAAAGAACAAGTTCCAGCGGAACAAGCTGCCGTTAAGTTGATGAAATCAGATAAACTTCTTTATCCTGATAAAGTGGTGGAAGACTTGCCACTATATGGCAATCAATGGATTCCGCTTGGAATTAAAGCAACACTGGCAGAGCGAGTAAAAATTTGCTCGGCATTTGACAAATATTGTAATGGTGGTTAATTAACAATCGAGCCACCTTCATAATAAATGGCGTGAACCTTACTAAAGGGTGTTTTACAAATAGTAAAGCTAACGGTGGAAGTACAACAATACCGTGCTCGTATATACGAGTGTAACGACTATCGGTGATGAATGTAGCCGAGTAGGACGAGAGATTAGTACCGTCCGAAGCGCGCCACTAATAGTGGAGAGCAAATCTCCAAATTAGAAGATATAGTCTGGGAAGGATAATCAAATGAAATGTAATCAATGTGGAAAAGATATTCCAAAAACAAATCAACATAGCATCAATTATAACGGTACCTCTATGATAGTATGCGGCAAACACTATTCTCAATATATTAAGTATGGGAAGTTTTTGGATGAAAGTCCTAAATCTTGCTTTGACGCTAATGAATATGAGATAGATGGCGGCCGTGTATGGATTTATTGCTTTAATAGACGAAACGAAGTCTCGGCTAAATTTTGTATTGACCTGCAAGATTTAGATAGAGTGATAGCGCATAAATGGAGATTTTGGAAAGGCCGCATTTTTACTGGTAATACTAAACCAATTTCCATTACGAGCTTTCTACTTGAACCGGCTGCTGGCGCCGTCATAGACCATATTGACAATAACCCACTCAATAATTGTCGCAGCAATTTACGTGTGACAACGCAGGCGAACAATCTCTTAAACAAGAGTCTTCTGTCCAATAATACATCCGGAGTGGCCGGAGTTAGTTGGGATATACAAAGAAAAAAGTGGGCGGTCGAAATCCGTATGAATGGTATCCGTTGTCATTTAGGTCGGTGGTCTAATATTAACGATGCGGTATATTGCCGCTATTATGCCGAAACGAGACTATTTAAGGAATTTCGTTCTAAAAGCAACGATAATAAGATTATGAGCTATATCGTTGATTGTAATGACAAAGACCATATTGAGCGTTATGTTGATGAGAAGTTACATTCTAAATTTGATAATCTATAAGTCGATTTTACACGTAAATGTTGATGCTCCTTTTACTACCTTTGAGCAGGCATGGGCAATGCTAAACTGGATTGCCTCTAATGGAGTTACATACTTTGCCTTTAATGGCAAAATTAATCAATGTGAAGATTTTCACGGTTTCTATTCTGATTATTGTCCAACGTGCGGCAAGCCTAAAGTACGTACTTTTACTCGGTCGGTGGGATACTATACGCCCATTGATACATGGTCCACAGACCGCGCAGCAGAATTTGAACTAAGAAAATGGCTACCACTAAATGAGAAAGGGGCGGAAGCCTAATGGAAATAATTGGCATTTCAGATATTAATTTTACTGATTATAAATTACCCTCCTTATATATTGCGACTCCCCATTGTTCTTTTAAGTGCGAGAAAGACTGCGGAAGGGCTATTTGTCAAAATAGCCCTCTCGCAAAATGTGATAAAGTATTTGTGACAGTTGACAAAATAGTAGAATTATATCAAGCAAACCCTATTACTCAGGCTTTTGTTTTTGGTGGCTTAGAGCCATTGGATTCATCAGACTTATTAGACACTATTATAGAATTACAGGTACGAGCGAAGCCCCGTCGCATTGTAATCTATACTGGTTACACAGAAGCGGAAGTCCTCGCGGAGCATTCGCAGATTTTATCTTTATCCAATTTAGTCATCAAGTACGGGCGATTCGTACCAGACCAGCCAGCTCATTTTGACCCTGTATTAGGAGTAAATTTGGCGTCGCCTAATCAATATGCAAAGGAGTACAATATTACTGATGCTTTATAACGAACTATTAAAATTAACCGATAAAAATCAACGTTTAATCATCGAAAAAAATCCGGATAAGACCGAATTTGAGCGTATTTCCGTTAATGTCAAGGCTAATGATGGTTATTGCCCATGTTTATTAACCCGTTCATCCGATACTAAATGCCCGTGCCGCCCTTTCCGTGAAAGTGACCGAGCAGAGTTCTGCCACTGTGAGCGCTATTATAAAATACCTCGCCCTGAGGTTGTGTGTTTGTGTGGTTCTACACGATTTAAGGATGATTTCCTTAAAGTACAGGAAGAGCTAACGCTCGCCGGTTTTATTGTGCTTACCGTTGGAGTTTTTGGTTATGGCCGCGACATTGACGCTACGACCAAACAACATTTGGATAATTTACACAAGGTAAAAATTGCTCATTCTGATTGTATCGTAATCATCAATAAAGACAATTATATTGGAGAGTCTACCCAATCGGAGATACAATTCGCCACCACGCTCCACAAACCCATTTTTTATCTGGAGGAATATGACTAATGCGTGTATATCTTGCTGGACCAATTTTTACAGAACGTGACAGAATGTACTTGGATTATCTATATGACCGCCTAATAAAAGTGCTGCCAAAAGATGCTGAAATTTACGTGCCGCATCGTAATAAGGCTATTAATGACAAAACCAAATGCGCAACTGCTTATGATATTTATTGGGGCGATTATAACCGTTTGTGTGAAACCGACTTGCTAATAGCTGTTATTAGCGGTGATACTCCTCCAATCGGTACAACTTGTGAAATTGGCATTTTTACCCAAATGATTGATGCTGACCCGCACAAGAAACTATTCGCATTGTACGATGATTGTCGTGAAGGATATAAAACTTGTCAAGGCGAAGTCGGCCAAAAGAAATTAGAGGCAATGCGTGAGGAACCCGGTGAGAATCAAATGAGTTATGTGAATATCTTTCTTACAGGAGCAATTAAAACGCATGGTAAAATGGCGTGTACCAGCGATGAATTAATTGATATGCTATGGGCAGAGTACGCAGCAGAGCGAGGAACGAATTATGGCGAATAAGTTGCTATATGATGTAAATGACCGCCCGCGCAAATGGTGGGAGTGGATAATCTACCCGCTACAACAATTATGTGCTGTGTTTGTAGCCACTGTTTTGATTGCTAATATATGTCATACACCGGTAAGTTCTTGTTTGTTTGGAGCCGGACTGGGTACAATTATTTACTTGCTAATCACTAAAGGGCAGTCACCCATGTTTATCAGCTCTTGCGGCGCAACAGTTAGCGCTGTTTGTGGAGCTTTGGCGCTAACTCCATTAGAGAATCATCAAAACTATCTTATGGTCACTTGCGGCGGCTTGATAATTTTGTTGATTTATGGAATATTTGCTCTGATAGTGAAAAAAATGGGGACAGGCGCTTTCTCCCGTATTTTCCCGCCAATCATTGTAGGTTCGGTCACAATGGTCATTGGATTAAATTTAGCCAAATTTATTTTTGGCTACGTCGGTGGGAAAGGTGACGTTGTACCAGTGGTTCCTGTGCTTATTGCCATTTTCACAATGTTGGTTGCAGCAATAACGGCGCATTATGGACATGGTTTTATCAAAAATATTCCATTTCTTATTGCTTTAGCCGCCGGATATGTGCTGGCATTAATCTGCGGCAAGGTAGATTTTACAGCCTTCTCCAATATGTCGTGGTACCCTGCGCTTACTTTTACGCAGTGGGATATTAGTGATTGGTCATGGCTAAATTTAGGTAAAACTACTCTTTATTTTGTACCAGTTGCTATTTGCGCGCTACTTGAACATTATAGTGACCACGCGGTACTCTCTAACATTATCGGCACTGACCTGACTCAAAAGCCGGGGTTACATCGTACTTTGCTGGGCGATGGAGTGGCCTCTGCTGTAGGTACAGCAGTCTGTGGATTGCCCAATACTTCTTATGGTGAAAGTATTGCTACAACTGGACTCTCTCGCGTGGCGTCCAGCGCGGTAATTGCAGCGACTGCCGCTGGAGCGATGCTTCTATCTTGTATAGGACCATTTAGCGCTTTGGTCGAATCAATTCCCTCCTTTGTCTTTGGCGGATGCGCCATGATTTTATACGGTTATATCGCAGCGTCCGGTCTAAAAACCATTATTAACAATAAAATTGATTTGGAGAAACCAAAAAATCTAATTATTGTTTCAGTGATTTTAACAGTCGGCGTTAGCGGTATCTATTTGTTTGACGCGGCTTTCGCTGGTGTTTCACTCGCAATGGTATTAGGTGTAATACTTAATTTACTTTTGCGCGATTAAAATTTGACAAATCCTTCATTTTGTGCTATACTATATATAGTAAAGATGGAGGATTTATCTTTATCTATGGAGGTTATTTATGATAAAGTATAAGGTATTTGTTCCTGACACAAGTGGAAAGATTACTTTCACAAAAACAGAGTTGGAAAACCTATTAACTGAAGTGTACAATGAAGGATATAGTGATGGGCAAATGTCAAATGTGGTAAATATTAAATATGGAGATACTCCGATATGGAGGTATGATACAACCCAAACAACCCAAACAGGCCAGCCATCCATTGAAAAATATATAACTATTAACAATACAACTACAACTACGATTGGAGATTAAAATGAAAACACTAAAAATTACAACTGAAGCCCGCGCATACTCTGAAAGTGAAGCCAAGGACTACATCGAAGATTTTCGTGTTCAAGCCGCCTCTAAAGGTTATACCGTTTCTGCCGCCGGCTATACCTACAAAACAAAAAAGAAGAAAGGCGAGGTAGTCGCAGAAGCGTGGGTATGTAAATGTGTCGCCGAATACAACGGTATTTGGGAGGAAGACGAATGACTACAATAACCAATCCTAAAGATGCCAAGACCGCCGCGCGCGAATTGGTCGAACGAGACAAAGCGCAAATACAGCAATTATCCAGCGCGGTGACAGAGTGGGTCAATGAAGTTGAAAAAGCAAACATTGATGACCCAATTTTTGGTACAATCTCAGCACTATTGTCTCTGTCCGATGAAGACTTTAATTTACTCGGACCGGTATTTTTGGAAGACATTATGAAGTCTTTCAATGATATCAACAATGAGTTGCTGCTTGTCCATACGTACAATGCGCGCGGTATTACCCAAGAAGATATACAGCGGAGCTTTGATGAATTGTCTCAAGCAGTAGACTCTATGACAAGCGTATCTGCCCCTAAACGCGACTTTATCAAGCAACTCTTGGCAGCTTACACTAATGCGACAGCTGACATTGATGGTATCGCTAAAACCATTATCAATATTCCAATTGAACTGTGTCATCCGGACGCAAAAATGCCTACTTACGCTAATCCCGGAGACGCCGGCCTTGATATTTATGCAATTGAAGATGTGACCATATCCCCGGGTGAGACGGTGCTAATGCGCACCGGCATTAAAGTTGCCGTGCCGCTTGGCTATGAGTTACAGGTACGTCCTAAGAGCGGACGCGCCTTGCGCACGAAGCTAAGAGTTGCGAACGCCCCCGGCACCTGTGATGCTGGGTATCGCCAAGAGGTTGGCGTGATTTTGGAAAATATCGAGCCATTCATCCGTCGCGCCGTACCCACCGAAGATGGCCGTTTGCTGGATATCGAGTATGGCGAATCATATACAATTCACAAAGGTGAAAAGTTTGCGCAATTAGTTCTAAATGCCGTGCCAAAAGTGGCTTGGACGCAAGTCGAGTCAATTGACCAAGTGGCGGGCGACCGGGGAGGAGGCTTCGGTAGTAGCGGGCTAAGATGAGTAAAATTCGCCTAAGTGATATCCAAACATCATTGGCCGCCGTTGGGTGGAGTGTTATTTCCACCACATATGAATCATTAACTACTGAAATGAGCTTTCGTTGTCCGGAAGGACACACTGTTTACTCCACTTGGCGCAAAATGCGCGAAAAGCAATATTGCCCAATTTGCGGAGATAATCCTCTCCGCAAAGCGGAAGGCCAAGTTATTTCCAAAAAGAAAGGTGTCTATCGCATTTTGGCTATTGACCAAGCCACGTATACCAGTGGCTACGCTGTCTTTGATGACGGACAGTTGATAAAATATGGATATTTCAAAGCCGCAAGCGAGGATGAAACTGACCGCTACCTAACCATTAAGCATTGGTTTTTATCAATGTTGGATAGTTGGCAGCCAGATTTTGTTGGCTTAGAAGGTATTCAACTTCAAAACAACGGCGGCGCGCATATGGGTGTTACGGTCTTTCAAGAATTAGCTCGATTACAAGGTGTCCTTATGACAACGTGCCGCGAGCAGAAAATTCCCTTTGAAGTTTGCCCAACTAACACTTGGCGCCATGCTTGTGGAGTAACCGGCCGCACTCGCGCGGATAAAAAGAAGTCCATGCAACTAATCGCCAAGCAAACTTATGATATTTCTTTATCAGATGATGAAGCGGATGCCGTAGGCATTGGTTGCTACCTTACTAAACATCACGTCAATCCAAATTCACTCACCAACTGGGAAACATAAAAGAGGGGAGATTAACTCCCCTCCCTTACCATTTATGGATGCGGTTCATCAATGAACCGTGCCACTCGCGCAACTCCTCTACGATTAATGCGCCCATTCCGTCTTTATCTTCTTTTGCTTCGGTACAGAGTGCTTCAAAGTGCTTATAAGTATTTTCAAAATCTTGCTCCAACCGAGATTTTGCCGAAGCAACCAAGAAATCGGCTACATCAGGATGCTTTTCTTTCATTTGCTCCGCCCAATCTAACCACATTCCGGAGTCTTTCAATCCATCCATCATTTTACGATAGAGTGCTTTATATGCCAACATAGGAAGACCTCCTTATGCTAATTTAGTAATAACAAGACTTACATTGGAAATGGTCGCGCCTACTCCAGTGTTGGCCACTGTTAAATTAGTAGTATTCGAGACAGCGCAACAACTGGGTCGCACTTGAATTATAGCAGAAAATGCCACATTGCCAACGTTCACCGCGGCCGCCGCGTATGAAGTAGCAACCGCGCCGGGAATCACCGTACCATTATTCTGTAACGTCAATACAACATTACCCGCTGTTTCAGACGTAGTAACGTCGGCGTTCAAAGTCACAAAATAAAAGCCGGGGCGTTTCAAAGCAAATGTAGTGCTACCGGGCGTATGTACAACTGTACATCCGGTTTTTACACGGTCTTCGGCAAAAGACAAAAGCTCGTTTGCCGCCACTGTTTGAGTGGTATTAGTATAACTGTTTATCATAATTAACCTCCGATACGAATTTGTATTCTTATGGCTATCGCCACTGGATGGTGCGGCAGAGCGTCATCTTATTAGATGACGCCCGCCCTACACAAATTAGACTCCGCAAGCAGTACAAGCGGTGCCGTAGCCATTATAGCCTACAGACTGGTAAGGACTACAAGTCAAATAGGCGGGTTTAGCGCATGGGCGCAGTTCAGAAATTAGAGCCGCGTTCTGGTATTGTTGTGACAACTGGAAATCGCGCTTGAGGATATCTCTGTCGCGGTCTTCTAACTTATCACGCAGTGCCTGCATGGTATTTTGATTGATAAGAGCGCGAGTAGCCTCGCCCTCGGCATGAATGGCAGTGGCAATTTCGCAAGCATTTTTGGAAGCGTCGTAGCGGACGCTATCAATATTGCGATTAGTTTCGCCAAATGTTATCATATAGGTTCTTTATCCTATATTTCTTATAGTTTCCTATAAGTTCAGACTATATCTTCATCCTTTCTTTTTAGAAAGGCGTTCGGAACTCGTGTTGGGATTATTGGTATCTGTCCTCACCCATTAGTCGTTGAACCTTCGATACTACTTTTATCAGAATTTGTATCGCTTGGCTGCTGATTGGCATATTATTTTCATAACTTAGCTTTCCAGCAATTCACCGAATTTTTTACTAATCATTACTGATTAGGCTGCCATGAAACCTTTCCAGCAGCAGTTTTGCTGAGCAAAACGATTCTCCGCCAAAGCAGATTGTGTAGCATAGAAACCGTCTTTCACGGCCGCCTGATTACCATAGAAGCCATCTTTCATGCCGCTATTGATAGCATAAAAGCCATCGCACAGACCATTAGTAATCCCTCTCAACTGACTATTAATGTCCTGTGTATTAAAGCCTTCAAACAAATCAGACCGTGTTAATGCACCTTGTACCGCTGCGTCCTGACCATAGCGGTTTCCAAACAAACCACCGCCACCCAGTAGCGCTAGCCATACCAAGTAAATAAACGGGTTATTCCAAGCGTTACCCATTCCATCATCATTGCCGCGCGTGATAGCCATCACGTCAGCCGCAGTCAAACCATCAGTCATGATAAAAATCCTCCTTGATTAAATAATAATTTATAATTTATCAATAAACGCCGCGGTTCGTTTATCGTAAATTCAAAATAAAGTTGACACCAGCCTCAATATCTTGCTCCGACACTCCTTGCTGGCGCGCTCGTTGTACTAGCTGCTGTAATGAGCTTTTATCTAAAGTAGCTGCCAATTGCCGAAATTGCTGTTGGTCAATTGGCTGTCGTTGTAAAGAGTTTTGTTGTTTTTGTTGTGGAAAAAATTGTTGAAAAAGTGCCATTAGTTTTGCCCTCCGTTTGCTGTATTATTAGTAGTAGTTAACTCTTGTACCAAAGCGCGTACCGTTGCCTCTAACTCGCCAATGCGAGCCTCAAGTGGAGACGGTTGTGGTTCAGCGGGCGGCGAAGGTGCTTCTTCCTTTTGATAAGGCGATACTCGATAAGCCATAACTACTGGTGCGCCATTTTGAAAAGACTTAATATACATAATGTCTTCACTTAAACATAGGACAACTGATAGTCCCGTACTGCCAATAGGTACGTTGCCCAGCTCTAACGGCGATTTAATAGAGTAAACACTACCCTGGGGCTGAGGAAACATTTGTTGTAATTGCTGATATTGATTTTGCATGACCAACTGTGGGTCAGGATATTGGAAACTTGCCATAATTATATCCTCCTTTCGCTTTCATAAATTAAGTAGAATTGTGCCGCATTGCTTGCCCAAAACTCGGTGTAGTACAGCATTATTTGTAAAAGGGCGCGAGTTATATCGCGCCCTATTCATTATTTTATACAAAAAAATCCCACCCAGCCGCATTATACAGCCGGGTGGTATTTTTATTAGTCGGTAAGAAATTCAAGAACTCCGCTTAGCTCCTCTGGAGTAAAATTCCCCGCTGGCAAAGTTTTAATGGAAATTTGACAGTCAGGAATTTCAACATTAAAATTAGCTAAATCAGCAAGTGCCGCCTCACAATCTGCGCGCTTTTCAGGGTCAATCTTAAAACCATTATCCAATTGGATAGGATTGCCAGCCTCATCCAAGTCGCAGTAAGAAGTAATAATTTTGCGCCACTCGGTTTGGTAGAAACCAAACTGGTCTTGGCAGGCTTTATAAGTGCGGGCCAATTTGAATGACACTTCCAATGGCAGCATTTCGCCAGAGATTTTGTGATAAAACAGAATGAAATCTTGAACTTGACTAAGAGTGACAGTCATATTACACCTCGTTTTTTCTTTTATTATAACATAATTTTGGCGCAAAAGCAAATTTTAGGAGTTGGACTCCGGAGCCTCCAAGCGACTTCGAAGCGCATTTAGTTGACTTTCCAAAGATGTAATACGTTGTTGTAATTCCGTTACCGAATCCGCTGACGCCGTGTTGACAGTTGTTGAGATAGGGTGGCCATTTAATGTCCAGGTACCATTTAACTGCCCGCCGCCAGCCTCCTCCGTGCGTGTAGTACCAACTACCACCAAACTGCTTCGTTTGGTCACATTTGATATAGTATAATCGTCACTATTTGGATGGATTCCTAAACAGAAGTCCCCAACACCGCCTAAAAAGTTCCATGCCGGTACTCCGGGTTTCCCGCTACCTACACTATGAGCTTGTAATTTAAGATTCAATTCATGCCCATTTTTAGGAGTAAAATACAGCGCCTTGCCATCATGTACGGCCCACTGTAAATCATCACCAGCTACAAGACATGGATTAGTAGCACCTCCGCCCGTTGACTGCGTGACAAGTTGCGTAGGAGTATAAGATACCGGAGAGCGCAAAGTATAGATGCCAGTCACCGCCAGGTCCTTAAAGTCAGTAGGCGTGTTGCTTCCAAGAGTCATCTCATAGATTAGCGGCTCTTCTCCGTTATCACCAATTTTAACATAGCCAGAGTCTATTTTCACTACCGTCTCCACTGCTCGTGCGGGGGTTATTGTAACAATGAAGCGAACCGTGGTTGTCACGCCACCATAGCCAAAGGACTCTTTTAGAGGTTTGCCTGCTGTGTCCGTCACCGCAACCGTTACATTGTGTACTGTTGGGGGAGTGGCGCCAGCAGCCAAATATCCAACACGTGTAAGTACATAACCACTATTAGCATCTTTTATTTCTTGGGCCTTGAGAGTGCCGGTAGTTAAAATGTCTGCTGTTATACCGCCACTTGCGGCCAACCCATTCAGGAAAGTAGCTTTCGCATCATTCACAATGAGATTCTTGATGCGAACAGTATCCGCCCAAACATCGCCTTTATAGCTTACCTTAAATGGAATAGCATCCGGTCCTTGCGGGTGCCCCAGATAGTTGCCAATCCACAGTCGAATAGCATCAGTATTTACGGTACTTCCTTGAATACATTTATATGTCGTTCCGCAATATAAGCCAGCAACACCAGAAGTAATATCACCAGAATCGGCATCCGGGGCGAGGGCATAAATACCCTTACTTGCCAAATGCCACCCACCAATATACCCGCTATTGGAGTACAATTCCCCGGCTTTTAAGTAGGTTTGTTTTTCAATTTCTGCTTCCAGCGCATCCTTTCTTCGAACTCTTAAAACCCCAAAGCCATCCGCCCCAGAGTATACATAATCTTTTTGTCCAGCCGCCGCCAAATTTGCTGTTACCAGAGTAAGCGCATTTAACTCACTGGGAGAAATCATATAATATTTACCGGGATACTCACTTATAGGAGTCCCCTCTCTTACATTAAACAGCGCTTTTTCATTAACGTCAAATCCGCCAATGGTCACTTTATTGGTATTCGCATTTGCCAAGAAAATAGTCCCTTGTCCAGATTTGACTTCAATCAATTTAGTAATAATGTTTAGCGCATTAATTCTTTCTGCTGTTACACTCTTAGCAACAATTTTATCACCAATATCAATCCATTTGCCATTATAATATTGTTGTAAAGTACCTTCATTCTCGCCCGCTGCCTGCTCAAAGCAACAATCACCATTTTTTGCATTAGTAGGTTTAACACCGTCATGAGTAATATAAGAAATAGTATTCTTCCCGTCAGCAATTTGGAAAGATTGATTAAGAGCAGAATCTAATGCAGGGTCACTGGCTATTTGAGTATGTGCTTCATCATCATAGGTCGTAATGGTACGCACCCAATAACTATATCCATTTTGTACTGTTGGAATATCCGCAGACCACACGGCATCAGGGCCGGGTCGAGTCGCCGCCCCATTATCAGCGTTCTTTGTGGTCGTATATTGTAAGACAACAGACGTGATTTTAGGAGCGTCTTTACCAGCTGCGCCGATTGGACCCGGAACGCCTTGCGGACCAGCTGGACCAACTGGGCCTTGCGCGCCTTCCGCGCCAGTGTCGCCCTTTGGCCCCTTTAATTTGCCGCAATTAACAAACTCACGCGGATTAACCACGGCCAGCATATATAAAATACCGGTTTCAGCATCAATATAACCATGTCCAGCCGCAGTACATTCCTCGCGACTTGCTTTTATGATAACATCCTGACCATCCTTACCATTTTTACCCTGTAAAATAAGTGGTTCGGACCATGTAGTACCGCTATCCCATGTTTGTGAATACCAGTAATCTTTGGAAGTATCTAATAGCGTATGCCAAACTGGCGTCTCATTTAGACTTTGCTCCGGGAACTCATCTAACCATGTTCCATCTTTTGGCTTTTCAGGCTTAATAGCCGAAGAATGATAAACTTGTCGCGCAGGAGAAGCTGTAGTCGCAAACTTGACATTGCCCGTGACAAATAAGTCCTTACAAGTTACTGTACCATCACTATAAAGTGTAAAAGCATAATTGTCTTTCTGTCCAGCGCGCATGACCGGTACAATTTTATTAGTTTTAGTACTATCATAAATTGGGCGGCCGTCTTCTGAAAAGCCAGTATACCATGTTTTGGTTTCGCCTATTTCGCCTTGATTTGGGACCGGAATATATCCAATATCTACATTCTGTAAAATATCAGTATCATCGCCACTCTTGCCGCCGTCTCTGCTAACGTGTAAACCATCCCATGTTAAATAGAATGATGCGTGTGCGCTAATTGAATCAGTAGTCTCTCCTTCTATTGGCTGAATCGAATTTGGATGCCAGCCCGCACCGTCTACACCAGTAAATCCATAAAGTCCAAAACGGTCGAACCGCACACCTTTTTTAGTATCAAAGGAAGTAACTGCTCCCGTCGCATCCGCAGTAAAATCAAAGGCGGTCAAGCCAAACTTATCCCAACGGAATGATGGCTCATCAGCATTCATAATATTAATAGTGTCAGTATTGATAATACCAGCGGTCAACATTTCAGTATTAACGCCATCGGCACTAATACCAGTTGCCCACGTTTGTCCACCATCCTTACTAACCAACACGCCACGGTTAACAATACGAACTTTTTTACTTGGCTCGGCCGCGCTCGTGGTTGTAATACCTTGAGCGTCCCATGTAACGGTCTGTTGTCCAATATTCTGTAGAATTAACCGCGGGTCATTCCATGCGTCTTTCAAAAAACTGGATTTGTCTTCGGCGTTACCATCCACCAACGCTGCCGCTTTATCATAACCACTTTTGGCATATGAAATTTGTTGAGTAGTAGCCGCCATTTTACGGAACAAGTCTTGGAACAAATTAACATATGTTTGAATTTTAATTGTATTTTTAGAAGGGTCGTCCAACACGCGGACCATTTCGGTCAAAACGACAGTCGCGCGCAAGGGTGCCCCGGTACTTGAATAGCCGAAGAAGTCACCGTCCTCAATATAAGTTGAATCGCCCAAAGCGAAGGTATAATCTTCATAGCCATCCAGTCCACTAACGTCAGCCACCGATAATATATAGCTGGCCTTGGGTTTTGCACTGGCCGCTAATGTAGTTACAGCGTCTAAATAATATTTTTCATCGTCCGAGTAATCATCACTTTTCCATGTACCTTCTTGAATAAAATGAGAGAAATGCGCATATAACTGTTGCTCTAATACTGCTTTATGGTCGGCTTTAGCCGTAGCCTCAGTTTGTAAAGATATTACATTATCTCTATAAACTTGTAAGGGACAAGAACTATCAATCTTACCATTAGTTTCCCAATAGATTTTACGGAGTTGCGCCTGCGCTTCAGAATACGCCTGTTCCGCATTGGCTACCGCTATTAACAAACGTGGAGATTTCTTTTGCGCGGCTTTGCGTTCTTCTGTGTCAATACTATGTGAACCATAACCCCACGATGATACGAACATTCGCTCTGCCTTGGCAACAGCTTCTTGTGCTTCTGTGACAGTTAGCGCCAACCGCTCATAGTCACTTTCCATTTGAATTAAAGCAATTTTAGCTTGCGTCAATTGACCTGCAATTTCAGCACTTTCACTAATAGTTTTCGCCATTTTGGCATAATAACCATTAGTACCGTAAACATAGGAGTTCCATGTATCTGCTGACAGAATACCTTGCGCAATATAATAATCCATATTATAAAGCACGGTATCTTTTGACGGGTTAGACGGCGCGCGGCGGATGGAACAAAAACCACCCTCACCAAAGGCATTAGCATTGTCGCTAACAATGAGTTTGGTTACATAGGTCTTAGAATCGTCAGACCGCTTAATAGACTTCAAATTAGCCTTATATCTAAAGCCCGCAAAGTTTTCTTTACCAGCATAATTTTTGAATACAATCTTTTTCTGCTCCAAATGCGTCGGAGAAATAGACACTACCGGCCGCATCCAACATTCAAACTTTTCACAGAGTATTTGTAGAATAGCATAATAATTGGATTGTTTTACTGAAATAGCACGGCGGCGCTCCCACGAACTTTCTGGAATAATAGCCAGCAATTTATTAGCATCTGCGTCCGCGGTTAAATAAGGTTGGATATCTTCAGCGTTAGTTTTTGCTAATTCTTCTTCGGTATAATAACGATAGCGTGTAACCGCTAAGCTATCTGCTGGTGTATCAGTCGGGCGCAAGAATGTTCCAGCGCTGGTCGGCACATATTCAAATAAGGAACAGTTTAATATATCAATGTATTCGTCTTCGCTACTACCAACGGCTTTTTTCGCCGGAATGATTGCCAAATAGAGCAAGGACTGTTTGTACTGGTCTTCTGTAAAAGATACAGGTACTGTAATAGTTGCCTCAATCGATGTGGCCACATTCGACGCCCCATGTGTCCAACCGGTCGGATTGTCGCAGCTGGTAATATGAAAAGAATTAACAGCCACATATCGTTGATTTTTAGCATCATAATTATATAGTCCCAACCGCACTTCAAAAGCATTGGAAGCAAAGCACTGCATTTCAAAACGATACTTTTTGCCGGCCGCCAGTGCTGATAATGGCATTTTTGTGTCAAACGGCCCAGAGTTAAATAGGACCGGTGCGCCATCGCCAAATGAACTACTATAAAAATGAATATACGGCTTAAATTGGTAGTTGAATGGTTGGATATCTTCCAGTAGATAATCCAACATAGATACCTTAAGTGGTTGCGTTAATACGGTTATTTCGTCACCATTTTTTACACCATAGGCATAAGTCTGATACTCAACTTTCGGCAAATTAGCAGTCGTACCTTGCGCACCTGCTATCCATCCGGCAGTTGAAGTCATATTAGAACCAGTGGGAATGTATTCAGAAACCAAATAAGGTACGACATAATCAGTTTTAGCATAGCCCCATAATGTCTTAGGTTCATCCGCACTGGCTCCGATATTATTTTGATATTTACTTAGATATTGTTGTATAGATGGGAAATACTTAGTAATAGACGACCAAATGTACCTGCGGCCGCGACTTCCGGGCAACGTTTCTACAACCTCCATACCTTGTGGAATTTGGAAATTATTAGAAACGATATAGGCCGGATTAATCAAATAACCTTGATTATCCCGGTTAATATAAATATCTTCACTATCTTTCGCGCCCAGCTCCGTTAAAAATGAGAAGTAGCGTGGCGCGCCATGACAGCAGCTATAGAAAGCATAGATTTCAGTACCGGCTGCCAATGTTTTTTGAGTGTTATCAGCCATGGGGGCTGAACGTGGTCCATCTCCTGTAAACATTAGGCATTTTATATCTCCAGAAGTTACACGCAGTTTGACCAATGTATCAATCGTAACATCCGGAATTTTGTCTGAATTTTCTTCATCTACAGTCCAGTTAGTATTTTTAAAGACTTGCTTAGCAATCTCTGTAACCGTTCCGTAATTATTATTTAGTTCCTCGTCCAAGGTCACACCGTAGCCATTTTTTGCCAATTCGTTTACATTGCGGTCGTCAGCGACAATGTCCAGTGTATACTTGGCAGAATCCTTGGTGACACTCTTAATAATAAAATAAAAAGTTTCTCCATCATAATCCAACAACAATTTACGCTCGGCGCATAACAAAGCCGCCCACGGGTTCTCTACTTTTTCGCCTGTCCGAGTATCTATATACTGGTAAAAAATAGAAAAAGTTAAAGTTTGTGAGCCGTTTGTATTTTGTGTTAGTTTAATGGAGAATGCCTTACTCTGTGATTGTAGCGTATCACTACCGATGGTCTGTAGATGTAACGCCGCTTCCTGATTCACGCTTTCCGCGCATAATGACAAACGATAAGGTTTAATAAGATTTGCCATATTTCCTCCTTGCCGGAGGGCTACTGTTTACAGTAGCCCTCGTTCCTATTTGTATATAAGTAGATTTTGGCATCATTGACTCGATAAAATGGATTACTGGACCTGATTGACTAAAAATCTCGCGGCGCCGCGCCCTAATAAAATGTCAGCCACTGCCTCGGCCACTTCCTCTGGGTCGCTGGTATCAGGAATAGTAATATAAACATTATCAATGTCTGTAGTTGTACTTGTGGCTGCTTGGGTCGTCGGAGTCGGCTGATTCGCCAAGGCTGACCGGCTGTTATCTTGTATCATAAACTCACGTGTACCCACGCTGGTAGCGGATGGGGTAATAGTAGGCATGGCTATTGTAGTACCCGTCCTTTTGAGCAAGTCTTGTAATTCAGCCCAGATAAATCGCACTTGTGTTGCGTCCAGCGCCTTCCAATTATTAAGATAATTAAAAGTAGTAAAGTCCTGAATACCCATTTTATCAATATCTTTTTTACCGGCCTCTCGTACAATGGCACTTAGGACTTTCTTCTGCTCCTCCAGAGTCCCATAATCCATAATATATGCCGCATTACCTTTATAGCCTTTATCAGTCTCCCAACGGGCATTTAATTGATTTTCAAGCCAACTAACAATACGACCCTCGGTCATCATTCGTTTGCTAATATCAGAATCCAAAATACCACTGATGGTATCATAACTGGTATCACCAACTTTTGTCCCTGTGTCCTTAACTGTTTCATCACCGCGTTCAGAAATTCCATAATTTTGTAGAGTGGCCTGTAACTTATGTACAACATCCAAAATATCGTTCTTTGCGGCCTCATCAGTCCACACTGAACTTTCTACCAGAGATTGTAAAGTTTCATTAATCTTCTTACCAGATTCAGAACCAAGCACATTACCCAAAGTCGTCTTTAACATCTGTCCATAGGTTGTGCCCTCCAACCCTATTCCGCTCTTAATGGCATTCATCGCTTGTTCATAAATTACCTGCGCATCACTCCAAATTTGCGGTGACTGCTGATAGGCTTCCAATTGAGCTTCGGCAATACTAATTTGCTCCTCACGTTGTTTTTGCGCGACCTCGTTTGCTGACTCCAAGCTATCCAGTGCCGAATCAATCAAATTCTCCTGCAAGTCATCCGAATTATCAGCAATCTCCTTTTGTAGTTTCAAAATTTCCAAGTCACTGGCGCCAGAAGTATCCAATTGTAGATAGGCCAAACGAGTTTGTTTGTCGGCCAAATCCTCAATAGATTTTTGTAGCTCCTTCTGCGCCCGCTGTTCTGAAATATTGTCACGAATTTCTTCCAACAAAGCACTTTGTTGATTAGTCACGGTGTCATTAATTGTCTGTAAACGGTCAATCGCATCTTCGCGCAAAGAGACTAGCTGGTCTTTAATATCATTCATGACTGTAATATAAGAGTCCCGTCCAGTCGTTAGCCGTTGACGATTAGATTTTAGACTGTTATACAATTCATTGGTGTTATCGCGCACAGCATCTCGGTTTGCTTTAAGTTCAGTAATAAACTTCTCAAATTGGTCACGAGCATTTGTATCGCCGGCAAATGCCTTTTCTACAGCTTCTGGGTCTACGACAATAGAGCCTGTAATACCATCAATATGATATAACTTGTCCCAACCTTGTCGTGCAGCCGCGTCTTCTTGATTGGTAATATCAACCATCAAAGAATCAACTCGCCGCTGATATTCCGCTGCCAACTCTTTTCCACGCGCAATTTGGTCTTCGGTTAACTGCAGCAAGGTTCGAGTATCGGTAATAGTATCTGCTAAAGTAGCGTCATAAGCACTTTCCAATTCAGTACGCGCTTGAATAATACCATTAATTTCTTCGTTTAAGTTTTCCAGCCACGTGTATGGATTTTCCCAAGAATCAGTTTGTTCAGCGACAGTTTGAATAACCTCTAAAGAAACATAGTATGGATTTTTGCCAATGGCAATCATCTTCTGTTGTAATTCTGCCATTGCTTCTGCGCTGCCATTTGCGGCCGACCGAATTAATTGTAAGTTTTTAGTCACCCAATCAAAATTATCACTATCGGTCATATCAAGTTTCAAAGTCTCACCAATTTTGGAAATCATCTCATAATAGCGTTGGCTACCCTCGCCGGCATATTTATATTGGTCATTCAACTCGCCCAAGGTGTGAATCATTGCTTTATATCCGGCTTCACTTTCTGCTTGTAAAGTTCTGCGCGCAAGGTCAATTGTAATTTGCTCCTTAGCCAAATCATTGCCTTCCGCCATCACTTTATTGTACTTGCGCATAAATGTTTCAGACACACCGGCATTGATAGCTCGGTTAAATAGTTGTTTACTTGCCTGCGTTTCAGACGCCAACGCACGGCGCGCAACATCAAAAATAGATGAAAATGCGCTGGCAGTTAGTGTATCAAGAGCGTCCAGTCCTTTAAGCGTAGTTTTATTTGCTGGAATTTTACTAACTACTTCTGCTAATTTATCCCATATAGTTTTAATTTTATCATTTGATAAAGTAGAGAAGGTAGTGGAAGCAGAAAAATCGGTGATACCTAAGTCCAGTAAACCTTGCTCACCAATCTGCTTCAATAAGTTATCACGAATAGATTCAAGGCCCTTCCTACGTGGGACGTTTGATAATTCATCACGCCGCCGCAACAAATCTGCTATCCAGTCCGTATTTTGTAAATAATTACCAGCATCAATTTGTGACTGTAACTTACGTTTGGCATCTTCTGTTAACGCCCCGGTATTGTCTTCAATGGCTTGCCGCAATTCATCCATGGAATTACCAATATAGTTCCAAGAACCATCTAATTGCTTGACAAAATTATTAGAAGTCGCTAAGCCCGCCGTAATTAAGGCTTGTGTTGTCTCGTCATCGAAATTTCGAGTTTGCTCACCGGAAGCAATCTTTTGCGCCGTTGTCATCAAACTCTTTAATTGGTCTTCGGCCTTGGTCAAATCGAAGGCACGAGTGGCGTTGGTCATCGCTTTGATATTTTCAACAAGTGTATCTAAACGATTTTCATCAACAGCAATATTCAAACCGTCCAATATAGCTGGGAACTTATCTAAAGCATCAATACTTTGCCAATCACTAGTTAAGAATTGCTGCATGAAGGTCTGCTTGTCTGCATCTGATAAGAAGGACTCTGACAACAAACTACTAATTTGATTTTTAACAGCTTGCGCCGCCTCTATACCAGAAGTATTCGCAATGGTGAGTAACTTATTGCTAAGAGCGGTTTCTTGCCCCGCTTCTAATTGTAAATCAGCAAGACTAATTTTAACTTCTTCTGAAGTACCTTCGTTCCATGTTAGGGTCGAGGCCGCTTTCTCAAAGGCTGCGTTAGCTAAAGAGATATTTTTTCTAAATGTTTCAATAAATGTATCAATATCTCCAACAGCTTCTTTCTGCTCCGTATTCAGACCATTGTACCACTCACGCAAATCCTCATCACTTAGTCCGCTTAATGAGGCCAAGTCAGCACGAGTCAATCCCGCGCCCTCTGCCTTAGCAAAATAATGATTTAGCGCAGTCTGCGCCGCGGTCGCATTAGTATTGCCTTTAGTATTCTGTACAAGTGCTGCTGTTAACGATTGTAAAAGTTGAGGGAATTGCTCCAATCGGTCGGCCAGAATCTCGGTAGTTTGCGCGCCAATGAATTGATTTTTTGCCGCTGCGGCCCCAACCGTTTTAGTCTCGCCGTCCTCTAAATAAGTAATCTCGCCAGTTTTCTTATCAATTTTGATATCTGCTCCATATATGCCCTCCCAATACTTACGATATTCTCCATTTATGTCTGTAAAATCAATATCTTTATAAGAGTCTGCAAGACTTTTTTCAATTGCGCTTGTATAATCCTCATCAGCAAAATTCATCATAGCGGTTTTAGTCGCTTCAGAATAACCTGCGCCAAGGGACTGTACAGCTTTACTCACTAAATTGGACTGTAATGTTTTACGAATTTCATCGTTTTGTAGCAATTCTTGTCCATACTGTACTAATTCATTGCGGCTCTGATATAATTTTTCCGCGTTTGCGGAAGTTGCCCGCGACTGGTCAATGGAGGCAATTATTTCTTTGGCCTCATCTGCCGATAGAGGTGGATGTTCAGCAAATTGCCGTGCGACCTGCTCAGTAAATGCTTGTGAGGCAGCATCTCGCTGCGCCCGCAATTCCCGTAAATCATCTCCAAAAGCCAAGTTGGCAATAGCTGGACCTATTACTGGTAAAATCAGTCCAGAGGCAATGTTCATAGCATTAACTTCAGCCCACTGCCGCGAATAATGCTGAAATTCTTCTCCTAATTGCGCCTCACGAGATAGGTCGTGCCATCTGCTCCTTTCTTGCGCTTGCATCTTTGATAGCTGGGCCATTGTTTGAGCGTTTTGCGCCGAAAGGGCCGTCATCTGCCGTGCTTGTATTACTTGACGCGCCGCGTCAATATCTAACCGTAAAACTCCATTATCATTGGTTAAATAAGTGCTGTCACCCAATTCTTTATATTTGGAAATGAGGTCCAAAACGGTTCCATTAATTGCTAACAGCTGGTCGTTCCATTCCGCGGTACCTTTCGTTAATCCGTCTAAAACTTCATATCGCCCTTGTAAATCAGAAAGAGCGTCTTTCAAATTGGTGTAATTTTCCGTAGCACGCTGTGCCGCATCCGCAGCAGCCTCTAAATCTTGTGCTGCTTGCTCCAACCTACCTTGCGCACTTTGGTTATAGGCATCTTTTTGAACTTTCTTAAAGCCTTTCCACGCCAATATTACTACTCCAATAGCAGCCGCAATAGCTGCAAGTCCAATAAGTACTGGACCCATGGCCGCCCGCAAAGCCACGAAACTGGCCGCCAATCCCTTATTCGCAATTGTTTGTAATAGTGTAGCGGCCGTATTGGTACCCTTAGCTGCTGCATCTTTCAACTCAGCGGTACGCCCCATAATTAACCAGCCGATGGTTTGAAGCAAAGACAGAATACGACTCTTTTGAACTAATGTATTAAGGGTAATAGCTTCAGTGTTTGCGCCAGTAGTCAAAGTATTAATAGTCTGCTGGACCGCAGCTTCTCTATCCAAACCAGTCGCCATCTTCTGACTAACCATTTCCTCAAATTGAGCCTGTGTAAGTCCTTGTGTGGCTAAAGTTTGCGCCACCGTTTGACTGACGCCATTTTGAGTCAATGTATTAATAATTGTCTTTTGAGATATAAGTTGCTGATTCAGTTTACGTTCAGTTCTTGTCGCTTCAGCGGCAGAGTACATCGCTGCTTCTTGTTGTTGCAAAGTAGCGTTTGCGTTGTTCTGTACCTGTCGCAACTGGTCCACGGCCATTTTCTTCTGCTTAAGGGCCGCCGCATGAGTTTTCTCTAACTTCTCTAACTGTGCCAATGGCGCAATAGTATTGGTCAGTGCCTGCGCGAATGTCTTAAAAGACCGTATTGGCTGTGTAACTGCCGCCTCCAGCCCAACCGCAATTGACCCACCAGCCGCTGTAGATGCCACCTTAAAGGCTTTAACTGCTTTCGTCAATCCAGTAACAGATAAAGCCACCGCCGCAATTTTCAGTGCCGAACCACTCCAAGAATCCCAGCCTTGCGTTAATTTATTAACTACCGTTAACAGTTTAGTTAACAACTCAATACCAACTTTAATAAATTCATTATTGGCCAGACCCATGGTAAATGTATTCCAAGCATTTTTCAGTTTAGCCAACTTAGTTTCCAAAGAATCCAAAGTTTTAGTGTATTGCTCTGAACTAGCACCGGCGCTATTATTGGCAGCATTTACCAATTCCATCACACGACTATAATCACTAATCATAGCCAAGAAACGAGACTGCTGTCTGCTACCGGCCGCAATCGTCGCAATGTACCGCTGAGTATTGCCATCAATAGAGTTCCATTTACTGGAAAGTTCCAATAGGACAGTATCCAAATTACGGAATTGCCCGGTGACATCATCCCTTAGTGCAATACCAACAGACCGTAAGGCTGTTTCAATTGCGTTTGCGTCAACTATTTCGCCGTCAACTTCGCCAATTTCAGAGGGAGCTTTTTTCAATTCTTGGAAACGAGCCACGACCGTCTTTAGAGCGGTACCAATGTTTTCTGCCGGCTCTCGCGTAGCCTCAATGCCCTGCGCCAAAAACGCCGCCGTTGTTTCAAATTCCATGCCTGCACTTTTTGCGATAGAGGCAACCTTTGTCATAGCGGACGAAATTTCTTCTGTATCAGATGCCGAAATCGCTGCTAATTCGGAATAGACGTCTGCAATTTTTTCGGCGTTGACCTCATTAATTTCCATATTGAAGCCGCGCAAGGCACTGGTCATTTTATCAGTCGCATCCGCCGCGGATAACCCAGCAATACGTGCCATTTTCAGGGTAGCATTGGTCATAGCCGTGACTTCATTAGTCTTCAAACCTTGCTGATAATAAAGTCCCGCGGATTCGTACACCGACTTAATAGTAACACCCAGCTCATTTGCCCGTTGGGTGTATTGCGGTAGCTGTTGCCAGTAGTCGCTAACAGAAGCATCAGTCACCACTGCCATTTCAGTCATAGCGGCGTCCAACTCTTTAATGCTCTCAAAAGCGCTGTGAATCGCGCGACGGGCAACATATGCAGCACCTGCCAAACCGGTATATTGTTTAATTCGTGCTACAAATCCATCGACTTGTTTAGCGGCCTCATTTTCTTCAATATAGGCAGTCTTGCCGCGGTCTACTTCTCCAGCAGCGCTATTTGCTGCTGCACCTACCATTTCAAAGTTGGTTTTAGCAGTATTGAACGCCTCGTCGGCCGGACCCATTAAAGATTCAATAAATTGTGTAACAATTTCTTGAAGTTGCTTTAATTCTTCCTCAGTTTGCGGAGCAGGTATATCCTCCAAACTTATCCCAACTTTTTCTAAATTGGTAGATAAAGTAGTAAAGGCTTTAGAAATTTGGGCAGAAGATACTCGCTCAAAAGTTTCTTGTAGCTTTTTCGTGTTAGCCGCAGCCGTTGTTTCGCTGTCACCAAGTGTCTCTAATTGTTGATTATAATTAGCAATAACTGTTTGTAATTCAGTGACTGTTTGGGTTAATTGCTGATACTGTAGCGCTGCATTACGTTGCCCTTCATCCGTGGCCAACCATTCGCCCTGCATCTTATTTAATCGACGACTGGCGGCACTTGCTGTTGTCTGTACTGTAGACCCATCTGCTGGGTTAATAACCGTGACGGCTTTTCGGGCATCTCCGCCACTCTCCCTCGCTGCTTCTTTTAACTGTCGCACTAGCTCAATTTGCTGTTGTATAGCCTCATTCTTTTTAATAAGGCTCTCCAGTTCCGCTTTTTGCGCCGGTGTATTTTTATTGATAGTCTCCTCAGCTTCTTTTAACGCGCGTTCCGCTGCCTCTTTAGCAGTAGTAAATCGCATTTTCTCCTGTTGTATCCGGTTAAGTTTACGCTCTGCCTTAACAAGCTCCTCTGTTTTTTGTTTAGCCTTATCTAACTCTGCGGCATAATCAGATACTGCTTTTGTAGTTGCATTAACCCGCGCTTGGTCTTTTTCTGGCAATAAAGCAACCCGGTTATCCAACGACTTTTGCGCCGCTGCTAATTCAGAAATAACCTTAGTAGATTCGGTTTTAATAGAAGCTAAACGTGCCAAAATTGTATCATATCCAGCGACAGACACCTTGCCGTTAGTCTTTTCTACAATTTCATCCAGTCTTTTACCAACTTTTACCAGTTCCTTTTGTAAATCGCCAGCTTGTCCAGCTTCAAACAGTTGCTTGAATTGCTCTTTCGCATCGGCGACGGCTCGCTGTATCTGCCCCAACTCGGCGTCTATATTTATCTTATAAGAAAGATTTGCCGTTTCGGTGACTCCCATAACTCCCTCCTTTAACCCCAATTTAGTTACATATCACTATCCACATCATCTTCTAAGAAGAAAATCTGCATAGCAAATGTATTCGTTCTATCTCCTGTAGGAATCGCTGATGCGCTAAAGGTGCCAACTTGCGGCGCCGCTAATTGTCCTAAGCGCAAATTCAATGTAGACCGTAACTTAAGTTGCGGAATCACAACCAAAGCAGTATGTGTCTGCCCCGTTATATCATCTTTAATTCGTGTTTTGCCCTCCAGCCGTAAGAAGCCTTGTGTTAACCGTTGACCAATAGTAGCGACATTTGCCGCCGAAGTATAAATTCTGGTATAGTCAACTACCAAATTCTGGAAGGCCGTATCTATTTTCAGTTTGTCGTCTTCTATCGTACTTTTTAACTTTTCGCCGGTATCTTTGTTATAAATAAAAATATCCGCCGACCAGTCTGGTTCGTACTTCAAAGAGATAAACCCATTTTCATCACTTTCAACTTCTTCCCGTTGAGACATTGGTATTCCTACCGGTTCTATCTCTAACAGTTTAACGTTATTCATTAGCGCAAATTGCGTTTGTGAAAAAATACCTTGAGAAAAGACCAATCGTACTTCGCGCGTAGTCTCCCAAAAGACCAACCCGCGGCCATCCCAACCTCCGCGCGCCTCATTAGTATTTTGAATCTCTTGAAAATTCGCAATCTGTATTTTATCAAAATACGCGACGGCCTCTCCTTTTTCAACAATCCGGTTTCCAACAGTAAGCGGAGCGACCGCGCGCAAGGTTACATCATATAACTCTTTTAATCCAAATTGTGTCATATTTGCTCCTATTTCAAAAGGCGGGTGAAAGCCTCCACCCGCCTCTGATTGCTTATACTATTATTACTTACGCGCTTGCCTTGAGAACGACGTTCTGAGAAGCCGCCAGTTGATGGCAATCCAAGAACACCACAAGGGTATCTTTGCGCTCAGCCTCTTGCCCATCAGTACCAATCTTCTCGGTAATGGTCTGCGCCAAGCACTTGGCAGACATCTCAAAAGTAGAGGGGTCGCCCTCAGCCTGCATCGTCAAAGTACCAGTCACTTGGAACTGAACCTTCGGCACAACAAAGACGAACGGAGTATCGTTACCAGTAACCGCGTTACGGATAACAGTAATACCGACCATCATATAAGCGCCGGGGAAAGTACCACCGTCAATCACGATAACACCGTCACCGGCAGTACCGCGCTTTTGACTACCATACAGTAGATGCAAGGTATCAGAAGACAGCAGCGCATCCTCCATACTGAAGCTCAAGGACTTACCATAGCTCCAGTTCAGCAACTCAGGATTACCCTTGCCGCCCTTTGCGCTGGTTTCATCAGAACTCATTTCAAAGTTAGTAACTTTAAGAGTATCAAATACCAGTGGACTTGTATACTCTGCGTCCTGCCCAATCGCATTCGAGTTGGGCTTTGCAGCAGTCACAGTGACCTTAGTACCATCATAAGCAACAGTCAAGGTCGCATCAGTAGGATACAGGGCGCAGTCAGCAACTTCTTTCAGACCGTAGAACTTACTGCGGTCGCCAGCACCGAAATAGCTATTTGCCATGTTATTTTCTCCTTCTAAAATTAGATTAAATTAGGATGAATCCGAGGCGTCTCGAATCCAATATTTTGGCCGCACCTTTTTGGGGTCGGCGCCAGCCATTAGGCTACTAACATCTGTATCATACTTTTCTTTTTGTTGATACATTTCCATCAAAGCGGATACAGAAGCATAACTTATGTCTCCAATATTAAGTGGAGTTAAGCCAATACCCATACAGCAAATCGCGGCAAGGGAGGTCGCAAGTGAAATTCCCTTTTTTGAAGTATTCGCGCGCTTAATTTTTTCTCTCCGTCGAGCAGCTTTCCGCACTTTTGCGACAAGTGGGTCCATTGGTTGCTCAGTAGGAGCAACTGTAGGTATGCCCATACTAATACGGACGGCGTTTTGAAATTGTAGATACAAGCCCTCGTCAATGTAGCGTAGACGGGGAACATCCCCTCCAGTCTTGTCAGGTACACCACCAATGACAATACCTCCCGCGGATTGCGCTATCAACGTTGGTTCATGAGTAAAAAGAGAAATAAAAGTTTCAGCTTGAACGCGAAAGTCTTGGTTTGCGCAACTTCGCATCAAAAAATGGAAAGGCGAAAAATCATCCACTTGTATTTGTTTTTCTTTCGCAATATCTTGTATATCTTCTTCTGTATATGTCAATAATGTACATCCCACTCTATAGAGTGGTTCAGTAGCCACCATGGTAACAGTCGGTGGATAGATGTAGCAAACACCCGGTATTTCTATCGGTAATTTTAATAGTGCCCGCTCATCAATCATATGTTACTATATTATACGTCGCTTTATAGACAGACATTTCATCTGTTAAATAACTTAGAGCAAAATCTCCACCTTGAATTTTGCCTAGCCCGTTAATGGTTTTCCCACAAAGCGATTTCTCAATTTCTCCTAAAATCTTAAAAGGCCGTAAATTTTCATCAGCAATTACCCATTGTTCCCAAGGGGTAAAAACTTCTACAGTAAAAGTAACATTAGCAAATTCTTGATTTCCCGCGAGACGCCGCCCACTGGAAACTGTGATTACCACAATCCCATGGGATACTTCATTAGTTAATACGCGCGGCACGAATTTAATCAATTTATTAAACACTTCAGTTTGCTTAACCGCCGCCGACAATTTAGGCTGCCGCAAAGGGTCAATATCCGAATAGTACAACAAATTAACTAAATTATCGTTTGCCAACAAACGACTTACAATCTTTTGTAAGTTCTCTCCCATTTCGCCACAATTTCTTATCGCCATATCAAGCCCCTCCATTTAACCAATAATTATTAACAGAGCCTTCATCAGTATATGACGTCTTATTCCGCAATGGAACCGGGTCAATGGTAACATACAGAACTCCGGGAGTAGACTCGCTGTCTACCTCTTTTATTTCATATCCATTTTCCAGTTCTTGGAAAGTTGTGGTAAAATATTGCGACCGCGCGCAGTATGTATTATAACCAGTAATAAACATATATAGGTTATTATTTTCCAAATATCGCGCCGCGCCGGAACCGGATTTTACTTCATCAGTCATCTTAGCCTTGCCCGGACCAAATAAATAGGCATCTAACGAAATCGTTTCGTCTCCTACTGTCCATGACAAAGTATGAGTCATGCGTAGTACAATGTACCGATTATAGCCGGAGGAAGCGTTATGCTCCAACCACCAAATCATCCATTTTACGCGCCGTCCATCTTGATAGATAATATCCAGTATGCTGCCAGCCGGAAGAGAGAGTGCCCGCCGTGTAAGCAAGTATGCCACAGTTTGCGTCTGGTCTTGTTTGCTGTACTCCAAACTACCAGCCTGCATCTGCCCATCCCACTCAAAATCAACCCGATAAATGGTTTTTAGCAAATAATTCTCAAAGTTCCGTTCCCGTTGCGCGGCCACCCGCGACTGATAATCCAAACCATACCGATTCAGTCTTTTCAAGTATACGTCTTGATAGTAGCTCATAGCTTCTCCACAAGAGACATACAATCAAAAATTGTCGAGCGGAAATACTCATAGCTCAAATAGCGACAGGCCGCCAAATTGTGATATAAGTGAAAGTATGGAGTGGTTTGTTCTTCTTTAGCAAAACCGTCTAACTCAATTAAAATCGCGTCCAAAAATTTTTGCCACTCTCTGCCTTTTTCGTATTCACATAAAAGGCCAAAAAGTCGATTTTTCAAACGCTGTTTATAATCATGAGTCAACATCATTCAAATTTGTTGCTAACTTAGAGAACTGAAATGGTTTTCCCTTTCTTGACCGATAATATACGCGCTCCAATTCTTGCGCCTTATTAAATGCTGCTTCGGCAGTTTGATTCAACTTATCCAACAAGTTGGCCTGAGAAAAATCCTTCTCCTCATACAGCGCTTTAATATTATCATAGGTCAGAATACACCGCTGTGTCCATTCATATACCATATAGTTAGCAATTATCTGTTTTTCTTCTGAATCAAGATTTCCGCTAAACCCTGAATCATCATGTGCTAAAGATTGTCTTGGGAACTTGAACCACGGAATTGCCATTTCTAATAGTTGCCGCCAGTCCTGCTCTGCTTCTTCAATTAACCAATTTTCCCATTCGTCCTCAAGAATACGGGCAAGAAAAGGCTCATAAACTTCTTTGTACTCGGTCATGGGCTTACTCCAGCGCGGCTCTATGATTACGAATTGCCGCCATAATGTCCTTACCAGTTGCTTTTGTCAACAATTCAACTCGGTCCATACCCAGTTCTGCATAATGCAGGACAGCATATTCACCAAATTCCTCTAACTGCGCGCGAGACATTTTTCGCAAATTTTCTTTTAACTCGGCAATCGGCATAACCTTCAACATACGCTTTTGTAGCTGGTCGGTCATTAGAAAAATCTCGGTATGCTCTTCCTCGTCCATCAAACCGACATCCTTCAAAAAGGTCTTATCATCAGTAACAAGCAGGCCCTGCCGGAACAAAAAGTCTACGCCGGGGTCATAAAAAGCCCGCTCAAGGTCAGTCCGTGAAATGGGAAGCCGCTGACCGCGTTTTGTCCAAACTCTGTGGAGCGGCATATCCGGAACGTTTATTACTACAGTGCTATTACTCGCACTG